GGAGGCCACATGGAAGTTACCTTCGCTCTGTTGTGCTTTGCCTCGTCATACGGTAAACCGTCACCCATAAAGTTGTATTGGTCGTGGTGAGGACGCTATCCCCCATAGACAGGCATTACTATACAGCGTATAAGCCCGCTGTCAACCACACCAATCTTTCAGGCAGAGGCTTTCATAATGGCTTATCCCTATCTAGTCCAAGGCATGGACCCACGAAAGTTCTTGTGATGGTTGTCTCTTTACCCTAAAGGCGAGGGTTGGTTTTGCCCGACAACTAGGCTGTAGCCTCTACTTTGCCAGCATCACGTTTTGTTTTGTCTTACTCTTTCATTCTACACTCTAGTATCGGTTTGTCAACAGAAGAAAATTAGAAAAAAATTCCTGCCAATTTGGCAGGTCGTGCGGCCCGGCTGCCAAGATGGCAGGGCCAGAACCCCCTCAAAAGAGGAGGCTGGCCAAGCCGGTCTTGAACATCACGCCACCCAGCAGTGGACGACGCACGTTACGGGTACGCTCCGCATAGAAGTTGCGAATCTTACCATCACAAGTCTGTGCGGTAATAAGATGCTTACTACGCTGGAACATCGGATCATATCGACGATAGTTGCTCTTAGCATTGAGTCGTGCAATGTAATCTTCCGAAAAACGATGCACTTCCAGCACCTTTGCCATGAAACGCTCGGGCTTTCCAGTAACGGGCTGAAGATACTCAAAATTATAGACCTTACCAACCCTAGCATTGCTCAGATTATCACGCAAGCCGGAGTAGATATGAAAAGCGGCAAAACCAACCAGCAAACCAGCAACACCAGCAAACAGAGAAGCAAACAGCATCGTATCGTTCATAATCAAACCTTTCGTATAGAAGATTCACTCAATGCACCAATCATACATCTCTTATCGGCACTTGTCAAGCCTCAACTTTAGGAAGTTTCTTAATCTTCTCCAGAATCTCAGCAACTCCAGCAAAATCAAGAAATCCCTCCACATCGTTAGTAACGGGCGTTGTATAACACAGATCGTCACCCTTAGTAACGGCAACCTCAAAAAGTCCATCACTATTACCATAGGACATGCTATTACAAACAACGCTAGCACCGTAGCCATTGTCAAATTTAAACTGTTTACTATATCCGCCAAGCATTTTTGTTCCTTTCGTTTCTCTGATTATACTCTATGATCGACCGATGCCTAAAGTCTACAGTATAGATCGGCAATTGTCAAGCGGCATCTTCAACAAAATCTTGAACCCAATCCGCATTGATAGCATCGCGGTCGATACCACTATCATTCCACGCAACATTGTCCGGGGTTTCGTAGCCAATATCACCGCCCAAATCTTTCATACAATCAATAAATTCATCGTATGAGGAACACTGTCTAGCAAGATTATACAAACCCTCATCATTATTGATCCAAAGAACCACATTCCAAGTCTCATAATTCTTGAAGCCGTTGTAGGTCATTTTCTTTTCCTCGGGTTATGTTCTGATTCTACAGTAGAATATCGGCTTGTCAAGAGGTAAAACATTATGCCAATTTGGCAGTTTTCGCGGCCGGCCTGCCATTTTGGCAGGACTTATGGTCTTTAGTTATTCTCCGCCATAGTAATCATCATACATTGGCGTGTCGCTATTGTAGTACTCGTCAACACCCCATCCACAAGAGCCGAACGAAGATTCAGCATCGCCATCCATACTATCATCGTCCTCAAAATCATCAAATTCATCCTCGTGATCGTACAGTTCCATATCATCCTCGTGGAAATCATCATAATCGTCATAAAGGTAATCGGGGTGACTCATGACTTTTCCTTTCAGTTAGCGTTTGCCCAAAAGGGCTCACTAGGAACAACTTCGTCCACAATGCCGATGATATCGGCCCAATCCCAAAAGTCAACAGCCATAGCAGGATCGTCGATAGGCTCGATCATACCCTCATCACGCATAGAAGCAAGAATCATGTTCACGCTATCAAAATCTTTCAGCATGGTTTTTTCTCCCTTGTATGCTACTGTTCTACCATACGTTATCGGTTTGTCAACTAGAAAAAATTAGTCGAAAAAAAGAATTTCTTTGGCACACTATTTGCTAGCCTGCCATTTTGGCAGATTGGCCGCGGCCCCTGCCATTTTGGCAGGCAGCCTTTTGTTACATATTTACAACCCAAGCAACAACGCAACCAAAAATGAAAGAAACACTAAGTAAAACCTTGTCGCCAATAGTAAGACTCATTATTCTTTCCTTACTGGAAAAATAAGATCACAAACACTATAAACACAAACAACACCAACAATAAATCCCACACCCATTAGTACCCAGTTATTATCGACCATCCTTGGCCCCTTTCTTTAGAATTTTTCTTTCAGCAATTTTTGAACTTCGCTTTCATAATCAATCTTTGTAAACTTTTGCCGCTCATTATAGGCATCTTCTGCGATACCTAAAATGGCCATAACAAATCCGGCAAAAATTACAAACATAAGCATACAAAAAAGATAAACAGGAATCATGAAACCACCATACCTTCCATGAAAGGATAATCCTTACCATTCAACCGAACGAACCATTCAAACTTACGCTGGTACACCTTGACGGGACTATACTTGTTAATTCTATCCTTTGTGGTGCTGGTTGTCCATCCCCCCGAACGAAGGGTATAGGTGCCATCCTCATGAATAGTTACAACGGGCGTACTATGTAGTTCGATCACCACACTATTATTGGGCAGAATATAAGCCCAAGTATTATTACCAATCTTACGATTACTACGATTACGCTTACCCTGTACCATCTTGACCGCTTCGGCGTGAGTCATCTTCTTTTCCTTTTTCTTTAGTTATACTTCATCCGAACCATAATCTCAACCACTTCGGGCTGAACCATCACACACTCCCACATATACCACTTGCAGAAAGTGATCCATCCCTCTTGAGTGATCGTGCCATTCTGAAACATCTTCCACATCATCTCGTACATTGTTCTCTCCTTACTTCTTATATCGGTATTCTACACTCCGAACCTTGAATGTCAAACGGAAAAAATAGTGGAGAAATTTTCCTCTGCCATTTTGGCAGGCCGGGCGCGCCGCCTGCCATTTTGGCAGTTCCCCTACCGTAGTGGGGGTGGCGTTTATTTCATCCCTCCCACCCAAAGGGGGAAACTTCCTCGCCGCTGGCAAGAATCGCAGCATACTGTTCGGCCAGTGCTGCCTTGCGTTCGGCACTACCGGGCTTGCCCACCTTTACGATCATAGTATCCTCGCCACCGTTATATCGAGGATCGGTCTTAGACTTGATACTCTTGCCCATACGGGAAAGACTCTTGCGGTTGAACTTGAGAACCTTTTCGGTTACAAGGTGTCGCTTCGCACCGTCCACACTATAAACGTAGTATGCGTCCTCGTCCTCAATCACCCTATCATCGGGAATCTCAACGAGCATCGGGACGGCAATCCCCAAGAAACACTTTCTGACTTGACGCTTTGCATCTTCGATGATCTTATACTTTGCCATGACTTTTTCTCCAAAGGATACCGGGATTATAGGGACTAGAGACTAATAATCAACCCCCCATTCGGGAATTGGCCAAACCTCTATTTCAGCCTCACAATGCTCTCCGCACCGCGGACAAACTCCCTGTTCTGCACAAATCGGGGTCATCATTTCTCCGCAGCAATCCGAAACAATAAGAATATCGTTTTGCATTTTCTTTCTCCTCTTGCTTTCTTTCCCTAAGTCTACATTTAGTATCGGCAATGTCAACTGGAAAAAATTAGAGGGAAAAAGATTATTTTTGGCATAGGATTTGCTCGTGCAAAAAGTGTGCCGAAAAAATATTTTATTTTTGGCATGAAATTTGCAGCGCCTGCCATTTTGGCAGTTGGCGCGCGGCGCCTGCCATTTTGGCAGCTTGGCTGCCGTTTTGGCTGGCTACTGCCATTATGTCAGCCGATAGGATCGGCTGTTACAGTAATATTACTATGCTGTTCTAACATATACTTCATTAGTAACACTCGGCATAACACTGTTATCACAAATAGTAACAAGCCAGTGTCGTCCGCTACCATCCTCGGGCCGAATGCCATTTATAATACCACGAATGATAGCCCCCTGTGGATCATGTAGCACGATTGCAACACGCCCCCTATCCATCATCTTTTGGCAAAGCCAATCATAACTATAAACCGGCACCTTACTATCCACAACCATACCAGAAAGAATCATGTTACTATTCCTTTTCTGTAATAAACTTCTCGATCAGTCTATCATACTCTGGCAAATATCCTAATTCTTTCAGCATTTGCAATGCAACAAGCAATCGGCACGATAGTACGTTAGCCAATCACCAAGTCGCTGGGGCTTCCTCCGAGCCTATGAAGCCCGACGGCGTTCGCTGGCTCGTCGCGATTCGCACAGCCATGCGGCCCAGTGTACGGGTGGAGTTTCACCACTTCCGCAACGGGATGCCACCTACCGGCTTCCTCATCCATGAGATTTACAGGCACATCGCCAAGGCGATTTTGTGCGGCTTGCAGGGTCTTGATGAGTTGCGAAAGTTTCATTTCTATTCCTTTTACTAAATGATATTACCATCACCACGAATACGATACATAATACCGCCGATACTATACAGACTTATACCTTCGCCCAAGTGTCGAACAAACGTAGCCGAATATCCATGACGGGCGACCAATCGACTAAGCGTATTTTGGACTTGAATTGTCATGTTACTATTCACCGACTAACGGCGACCCTTTCATTCTTACAGTGTGAGAACATAAGCGTAAAGTACATGCCCGGATACTTTTTGGCAATGTACTCGGCTGCCGTACTCTTGCGATTATCGGTGGCACTCACACCTTGAACCACGTTACCATCCTTGTCGATTACATTCCAAACCTTCTTTTTCTCCAGACGCGGGAGGCTACCGATAAAACTGTTGACGTTCGTGGAGTTTTCCATTTTTCTTTCTCTCTTTCTTTACTCCTGTTATACATACCTTATCGGCAATTGCAAACAAAAAAAATAAGGGAAAAAATATTTTTCTTTGGCACGATATTTGCTATGCCAATTTGGCAGGATATTTGGCACAAGATTTGCTACATCTGCCATTTTGGCAGTTGGCCCGCTCCATCTGCCATTTTGGCAGTTAATCTGTCATTTTGGCATTTGGCACGATATTTGCTAGTCTGCCATTATGGCAGGCTCGAATCGTGCGGTTTGGGTACTACAGTTTTCCTTATGGTAAATAGTTTAGAGTGTACCAGATTGCATCCCAAGTATCCATACCATCCGCGACCGCGGACGAAAAAACGTCATCGAAACAGTAAAGGCTAAGATAGTGTCGCATGATAAACTTTCTACCCCCATAGGGGGGAGGGTCAAAGCGTCCCGAAAAACGTCGGTCTATACTTTTGGTCACTCCCCACGGCCGACAAGTGCGGGAAGGGGAAAGTCACTCCAAGCATAATCATAGCACTCGTCAAGGTACACGGTAGCATACTTGCTAGTGTCTTGCAATTTCACAACGATCATTCTCCCCTTATCCCCCATATGTTGAACCTTGGCAATTTCACCCGTAAAAACTTTATCGTCCCGGTTGCGGATGGCACTGAAATACATTCCCGGAACGGCCTGGATAGTCATATACATTTTTGTTTCTCCTGCTAAGGTTTCGTTTCGTTCTGCCACAAGTCTATCATAGGTATCGGCAATTGCAAGAAAAAAAAATAGGGAAAATGATAGTGGGGAAAATTTCATCGCTCGAGTTTTTTGGTATGCTATTTGCTTGTGTGGCCGATGGGGTTTTTCTGTTTCCCCCCAATAGTGGGGATTGTGGCCGCGGCGGCGGCGGTGGTCTAAAAACAATAAGCCATCCCATATAGAATTGGCCAGTTTATTAGCCACTATCTATAAAAAAGAGCAAGCCTCTGTGAAGCTTGCCCCTTTAGTACCACGAATCTTTTAAAATGACTCAAACAGCGCTTGATTTTTTGCGACGACCTCTTGGCTTGTTCACACCCAGCTTGCGTCGTTGACGACGAACCATACCATAAGTAACATTTTCGCCCGTCATTTCGCTTAGTTTTTTGGCCAACTCCAAATCACTAAAAGAATTGATATTATCCCGTATAAACTGAAGTTCCGCATCGTTCCATTTTTTATAAGTTGCCATAAATAGTTTCCTTATTTGACAAAAAGTGTACAAAACATAATATATAGTAGAGTTGGTCTTTTTAAAAGCAAGAGGTTATTATGAATATTGACCAAATTTCCCCCAGCATACTTCACGTTACTGCATCAAACAACTTGGATGTTAGCGAAGATCTTAAACAAGAAGGTTCCAAAACCATAGCCGAACTATTAAATGAAGAAAAAAAAGAAGACGATTGATGAAAATGAATTCTTAAGAGTACTAGACATTATTAGCAAAAAATTAGCATATAAGTTTAAATTTGGATATCATGATTATGATGATATGAAGCAACAGATTAGTATTTTTGCTCTTGAGGGTCTTAAAAATTATGATCACTCTAGGCCACTAGAAAATTTCTTATGGACCCACGTTAGAAATAGACTCTTTAACTATAAGAGAGATAACTATCAAAGACCCAATAAACCATGCTTAACTTGCCCCCTATACGACCCTCACTGTAAAAAGAGCAACAGCGAATGTGAACAGTACTCTAACAAAAATGATTGTTCATTATACGAAAGTTGGATAAACAGAAATAATACTAAAAAGAATCTGATGCATCTTACCAACATAGAAGATACAAAAGATTTTTGTAGTAACGATGATTTATTAGCTGATAATATTATGACCAAAGAAATTCTAGAACTAGTAGAAAACAATCTTAATGGCGAATATCGCACAATTTATCTCAAAGTTAAAAGCGGCATAAAAGTTCACAAAAGCGATATGGATAAATTAACAGCTAAATTAAGGGAGATAATAAACAAAGATGGCTAAGAAAAGAGGTCAGCTTAGTTTAGACGAAGAAAAGTTTATAAGAGATAATATAAACACACTATCCATACAAAATATAGCGGATCAATTAAATAGAAATATCGATCCTGTTAAAAGATATATTGATGAAGAAAAGTTATTTAGCAGCGAAGATAAAAATGAAAACGAAAATCTAAAACGCAAGTTGCATAGTAAAACTTTCTGGAACGAGATACTACGACAATTTGATAGTGATAGCGGCGAATTAGAATACTTTGAGGATACTTGGGTGGGACTAATCAAACAATTTAGAGAGGACGTTTTGCCCGCTGAAGAACTTCAGATCAAACAATTTATAACTATTGATATTCTTATTAATCGAAGCATGAAAGAGCGAAAACGCCACATTAGCGAAACTGAAAAACTTCAAAAATTAGTTGACAAAGAATATGAAAAGCCCGAAGACCAAAGAGATGTCCCGAAATTGGCCAACCTGGAAACTCAACTTAGTTTTGCCCGAAATAGTATAGCTAGTTACACAAACGAATATACCAAGCTGCTCAACGAACAACAAAAAATTAGCAAAGATCTTAAGGCCACCAGAGAGCAAAGAATCAAAAGAATAGAAGATGGAAAAAGTAGCTGGGTGGGTTTGATAAGAATGCTAGAGGACGAGGCCATAAGAGAAAAAGAGGGGCGCGAAATGGAAATACTAGCATTAGCCACAGACAAAGCTAAAAGTAAATTATATGAATATCATAATTTTGCAGATAAAAATGTGGATATTCCCATACTCAATCCAGAAGCACTAGAGAACCATTCTAATGAATAAAAACTATAATCGTAGAATTAATGAAGAATATGGAGATTGGATAGTAATTGATCTAGACGAATCTAGACTTCGTTCAAATATGAACGGTGTTCATTTGCACTATATTTTAGAATGTAAAAAATGTAAAAAACGTAGAATCGTAGCTGCTAATGATCTATCAAAATTGAAAAAATGTCAGAAATGTAATCAAACTAATTTACTTGATAGAAAATTTGGAAAAATTACTATTATAAAAAATGATGGATATGATTTTAGATATGGTCGTAAACGTCCTAAATGGATAGGTAGATGTGAATGTGGAGTAGAAAAAAGCTATCTACAAGATCTTCTATTACGAGGAGATATTAATAGTTGTGGTAAATGCTCTAGACCAAAAGGAGAGCAGCATCACAATTATAATCCTCTTAGTGATAGATACAACAGAAGAGACTCAACAGAATACAAGACATTTGCTAAACAAGTTTTTCAAAGAGATAATTATAAGTGTATTATTTGTGGCAGTACTAAAAAACTTAACGCTCATCATCTTAATGGCTGGCATTGGTATCCTCAAGGAAGATTTGATCCCAATAACGCTGTTACTCTTTGTGGACATCGAAACGGCTGCCATATGACATTTCATAAAATGTATGGGAAAAAACTTAATACAAAAGTTCAATTCGATCAATTTATTCATTTTCAAAAAAAATAGATTGAGAAAAAATAATGAAAAATCATGATCCTTTTACCATAATTGTTGATACGCGAGAACAAACTCCGTGGGAATTTGGTTTCCATAATACGGCTAAAAGAAAATTGGACACGGGTGATTATAGTATGGAAGGATACGAAAGTTTGTTTACCATAGAGCGCAAGCGCAGCGTGAGCGAAATTGCTAATAATTTAAGCGAAAATCGATTCAAAGATGTATTAGAGCGACTGGGACGTATTCCACACAGTTTCATGATTATGGAATTTAGCATAGATGAAATTTATCAGTTTCCTGTGGGCAGTGATGTTCCCAAAAAGATGTGGGATAAATTGCGTATTAGTGGAAACTATATAATCAAGTGTTTATTAGAAGCTCAACTAAACTATAATATTCATGTGTTATTTTGTGATGATGCTGAAAATGCCGAAAGAGTGGCCGTAAGTTTAATGAAAAGAATATACGAAAAATATGGCAAACCTAATATTTGACAATGCCTGGCTAGATCTGGGAGATCTCGATAAAATAGTTATTCCGACCAATCATATGATTGGCCGAAGCAAAGAAGATATAGAAAATCCTGATTTACATTTATTACGACTATTAAAAGACCCACGATATTTTGGTACCACAGTAAAACTATTATTCGATATAGAACTTCATCCTATTCAGATAGCTATATTACAAGAATTTTGGATTCGACCATTTCCTATGTTTGTGGCTAGTCGTGGTTTTGGTAAAATGTTAAGACCAGACGAACAACTAAGAACCCCGAATGGCTGGACCACAATGAAAAATATTAAAGTTGGAGATAAAATTTATGGCGGAGACGGTAAATTAACAACAGTTATTAATAAAACAGATCTACAAAATAATTTAGATATGTATAAAATAACGCTAAGAGATGGTAGAACCATAGAATGTTGTGGAGATCATCAGTGGAAAGTATATAGTCAAAAAAATAAAAAATGGAATGTATTGAAGACTAAAGAAATGCTAGATTTTAAAAGAGATAGAATTGGAGGCAAGAGCAATGGAAAAGAATATTTGTATGCTCTTCCTATTAATAAGCCTTTAATAGAGGAAGAACCCCAAGATCTTCCATTACACCCATATATTGTTGGTGTGCTTTTGGGGGATGGATGTTTGACACAAAATAGAATAACTTTTAGTAGTACGGATCAACATATTGTAAATAGAATCAATAGTTTACTACCCATGGGATATTATGTGTCCACCCAGGCAGATGGTATTACTCATGGTATTAATACTACTACTAATATACCATTCTATAAGATTATAGAACAAATTGGTATACATAAATTAAACAGTCACAATAAACACATACCATTAAATTATTTATATGGTTCATATGATCAAAAAATAGCTCTATTACAAGGACTGATGGATACAGACGGATATTCTAATGGAGAATCGGTTATAGAGTATTATACGGTATCATCAGATTTGAATAGAGATACTTTAGATTTAGCTAGGTCTTTAGGTATTCACTGTAAATCTACTAAGAAATCATCTATGTTTCGTGGTAAAAAATATGCTGATTGTCATAGGATTTCAATGTATACAAACGAGGCTATTTTTAGTTTGCCTAGAAAATTAGATTATCTTAAACACACAATATCAAAACAAGGTCAATCAAAATACGACAAGGTATTTATTACAAATATAGAGCATATTGGTAAAGGTAGTGGCTATTGTATAATGGTTGATAATGATGATAGTACCTATATTACTAAAGATTATATCGTTACTCATAATTCATTTTTAATGGCTATGTATTGCACATTAAAATGTATCTTTGTGCCGGGCACCAAGATTGTGGTGGTTGGTGCAGCTTTTAGACAGAGTAAAATCATATTTGAATATATGGAAACATTGTGGCGAAATAGTCCTATTCTCCGTAGCATCTTTAATGGAAACGATGATGGTCCGCGTCGTGATGTGGACAGATGCACAATGAGATTGGGCGAAAGTTGGACAATAGCGGTTCCTATGGGTGATGGTAGCAAGATCAGAGGTTTAAGAGCACATATTATCATCGCAGACGAGTTCGCATCAATTAGTCCAGAAATTTATGAAACGGTAGTATCAGGTTTCGCTGCTGTTAGTGCTAGTCCTATTCAAAATGTTAAAGAAGAAGCTAAAAAAGCAGCTATGACAGAGGCTGGATTATGGAATGCTGAATTAGAAGCGGTACAAATTAAAAAGGGAAATCAAGCTATTATAGCTGGTACAGCAGATTATAGTTTCAAGCATTTTGCTAGTTATTGGAAAAGATACAAAGCTATTATTAATAGCAGGGGAGATCAGCGTCAATTAGAGGAAATATTTAAAGGTGAGGTTCCAGATAGTTTTAACTGGAGAGACTATAGTATTATTCGTATTCCATACGAACTCATTCCCAAAGGATTCATGGACGATAAACAGGTAAGCAGAGCCAAAGCTACTATTCATACTGGTATCTATAATATGGAATATGCGGCTTGTTTCACAGAAGATAGTGATGGATTTTTTCGTCGTAGTCTAATAGAAAGTTGTGTTACTAATGAATCTAAACCAATCATTGTTAATGGTCATAATGTTTTATTTGATGTATCAACAAAAGGGAATCCTGATCTTCAATATGTTTATGGTATAGATCCAGCTAGCGAAAAAGATAATTTTACTATAGTTATTATAGAACTACACAAAGATCATAACAGAATAGTTTATGGTTGGAGCACCAATCGTAATAACTTTAAGGATCGTCAAAAAACAGGATTAGTTAATGAATATGATTTCTATAGTTTTTGTGCTAGAAAAATTCGTAATTTGATGAAAATTTTTCCTTGTGCCAGAATAGGGTTAGATGCTCAGGGTGGTGGTGTGGCTATCGAAGAAGCACTACACGATCCTGGCAAACTAGAAGAAGGTGAAAATTTAATCTGGCCAGTAATAGATATGAATAAACCAAAAGATACTGATGATCAAAGCGGTTTGCATATTCTGGAACTAATTCAGTTTGCACGAGCAGATTGGACAAGTCAAGCTAATCATGGATTGCGTAAAGATCTTGAGGATAAAGTTTTACTATTTCCACGATTTGATGCTGTTACTCTAGCACTAGCATTGGATAGAGAAAATAAGGATATATTAAATAGCGATATTAATAATGTGTACGATAGCGAAAGTGAGTGTGTGCTAGAAATTGAAGAACTCAAAAATGAATTAACAACAATAGTCATGACTCAAACTAGCACTGGTCCAAATGCTAGAGATCGATGGGATACTCCAGAAGTTAAACTACCCAATGGTAAAAAGGGTAAATTAAGAAAAGATAGATACAGTGCTTTATTAATAGCTAATATGATAGCTAGACAAATGAGCAGAAGTTTAGAACCAGTTTCATTTGATATAATTGGTAATAACTTAGCAGAAGTGGCCAAAACAGATGGTCAAATGTATAAAGGACCAAACTGGTTTACAGAAAACGCAAACACTAATATATATGGTGGGATTTATCGCTAATTGGTGTAAAAATAATAATATCATTAACGAATCAATCATGATTGTATTAATTTTATGATTATAACCGATCTAAATTACTGTAAAAGATGTCGTAAGCCAAATTTAGTCTCCAATAAAAATAGAACTAATTATTGTACTAAATGTGCAGCTAATATTGGTCGTAATCCATACACAAGATACTCATCCTCTTCCAATTTTATTAATACTTCTTTTGAAGATGCTATTGATGGAGATTATTGGAATGGATTTACAAAAATAAAATATACAAAACAAATCATACAAAAAATAATTGATAAATTTAATAATATTAATCATGTTATTTCTGATAATAAACTTTATAAATTTAAGAATTTTGTTAATCAGCCCTTTTTATATCTTGTTTCTGATGGCAAAAAAAACTTATTAAAAATTGGACAAACAGTAAATCCTTTTAATAGATTTAGTCAATATCACAATATATCTGAACATAAACCAATTAGATTTGATTTATTCAGCGTTGGATCGTTTATAGAACAAGATCTATATGAAGATAAACTTAGAAATTATTTAGAATTTTTAGGATATTTATTACCAAAAGACAACACAAACTGTAGACTTAAATATATTTAAGAAAATATTATGCCTAGAAAAAAATATCCAAAGAGTGAGAGTATTCCAGAAGCTCCCAATACTATGCCAGAAAAAGCATATGTTACATGGGACGATAATGACCTAAATAGTAAACAACAAGCTCTGGATGAATCATCTCGTAGTTTAGAAGAATTTGGCTTATTTGCCAACAAGTCCACAGCAGCAACTAGTCGTTTCAGAAACTTTATGAATTTGGATGGGCCGATATCTGGCCGTCCAGGTTTAACAAAGAGTGATTATGACTATTTTAGACCAGACGAAGCTGTTCCCACAGAGATCAAAGCGATCTTTGCTATGGCTGATCAGATCTATAACAGAGTTGGATTAGTTAAAAACGTTATTGATCTTATGGGCGATTTTGCTAGTCAGGGCATAAGATTAGTTCATCCCAATAAAAGAATAGAAAGATTTTATCGTAATTGGTTTGAGAAAGTAAAGGGCGAGGAACGTAGTGAACGCTTTCTTAATCATTTATATAGAGTAGGCAATGTGGTAGTTAATAAACAAACAGCAAAAATTGGTGTTAAAGTTGCTGAAAGTATGTATAGAACAAAAGCTTCTCCAGATTTAATTATTAATAGTGATGAAGAGGTAGTAGAAAAAAGAGAAATACCTTGGAAGTATACTTTTATTGATCCAAGAGTAGTTGATATTGCTGGCGCATCATTAGCATCCTTTGTTGGTAAGAAAAATTATTATATCAGTATACCAGCATCATTACGTAAAATTATTAATAGTCCAAAGAATGAAGCTGAAGCAGCTATCGTAGCTCAGTTACCAGAAGCCATTGTTGAATCTGCTAAGTCCAAGAAACCATATCTTCTAGATCCAAATAAAACACTAGTATTCCATTACAAAAAAGATGATTGGAAAACATGGGCATTTCCAATGATCTACAGTATTATGGATGATATTAGTATTGTGGAAAAACTTAAATTAGCAGACTTAGCAGCTCTTGATGGTGCTATCTCTAATATAAGAATTTTCAAACTAGGTAGTCTAGAGCACAAGATCGCTCCAACACAAGCTGCCGCTAGTAAACTAAGTAATATATTACAGGCTAATGTTGGTGGTGGCACAATGGATTTAGTATGGGGACCAGATATTGAGCTTATAGAAAGCAAAACAGCTGTTCATCAGTTTCTAGGAGAAGCTAAATATGTTCCTCATTTAAATGCTATTTATGCTGGTCTTGGTATTCCTCCAACACTAACAGGAACATTCGGTGCTGCTGGTACAACTAATAATTTCATTAGTCTAAAAACACTAACACAAAGATTACAATATGGAAGAAAAGTATTAACAGCTTTTTGGAAAAATGAGATAGCTCTAGTTCAAAAGGCTATGGGTTTTAAATTACCGGCAAAAATTGAGTTTGATAGAATGGATCTGAGTAATGAAGATGCAGAAAAAGCATTACTAATTCAACTAGCAGATAGAAATCTTATCAGCGATGAGATGATTCAAAAAGCGTTTGGTCTTGATGCTGATATGGAAAAGAATAGACTTAATAGAGAAAATAGAGAAAGAGATAGTGAGCGTATGGTTCCCAAAGCTGGTCCATTTTTCGATGGTGGTACTATTGAAAATAGCATGAAGAAGATGGCTATGCAGCTTGGTCTTGCTACTCCGAGTCAAGTTGGATTAGAACTAGAACCCAAAAAGAAAGGAGAGATGAATGCGATAGAAGTTAAAACAGCATTTGCTCCTCCTAAACCAGCATTTGGTACACCTCCTATCGGTAATGATCAACCAAAGGGACAACCACAACAAGGTCGTCCAAAAAACGTTAAAGACTCTAAGAAGCGTAAAACAAAAGAATTTGCTCCTCAAACCGGGGCATCATTATATCTATGGGCCATAGAAGCTCAAGATAAAATTGCAGAAATTTTAAATCCACAATTTCTAGAATTCTATAATAAAAAAAATATGCGCAGTTTATCTAAAGCAGAGTATGATGAAGCAGAAGTAACAAAAACTAAAATCTTTTTATCATTAGATCCATTGTCAACATTAAGTGAAGAAGTAGTTTTAGCAAAACTCAATACTATTAATAGTATTGATATTAATAATAAAACCGCCCAATATAATAAATTTATCAAGGCTATAAGCATTGATATTAATAGGGCACCGACCTCAGACGAAATCAAGTATACTAAAGCCTATTTTTATCAAACGGTGTATTCCGAATAAGAAAACTAACAAAAGAGGCTATTATGCATATTTATAATTTTGAAAAAATTGATGGTCTTTCAGAGCTTCTTTCTGCTAAATCCTCTATAGTTTATGCATCTTTATTAGAGCAATCAATCAATGAGATTTCTAATTCCAAAGCCAGAAAAGAAAATCAAGCTTTGGCCGGAATAGAGGATACTGATCTATATTACACTCAATCTATTCTTGTAACAACATCATGGAATAAAAATGATGATATTTTTGATGCCAAAGAGGTCTGGCTCGCAAGATCCACGCCCATGCACAAGCCCACAAATCTTGAGCATGATGAGAAGACAATTGTTGGTCATATAACATCTAATTGGCCAATAGATATTGATGGTGAACTAATTGATGAATCTTTACCATTAGATAGCTTACCAGAAAAGTTTCATATTTTAACTGGTTCAGTAATATATAAGGGTTTTACAGAGCCAGAATTAAGAGAAAGAGCTTTAAATCTTATAGAAGAAATAGAAGCTGGTGAAAAGTACGTTAGTATGGAGTGCTTTTTTAAGAATTTTGATTATGGTTTAGTTAATAAGGCTAATGGTAGTTATCATATTTTACCACGAAATGAAGAAACATCATTTTTAACAAAACACTTAAGAGCATATGGTGGACAAGGCGAACACGAAAATTATAAGATAGGAAGAGTATTACGCAATATAACATTCTCTGGAAAAGGCTTTGTTAACAGACCCGCTAATCCAGAAAGTATTATTTTTACCAAAGAAAATCTTAAACAAACCAGTGAGTTGTTAAATATAACAAAAAAATCAAACGAAAAAAATGACGATTCTACAGAAGAAGGTGTATTTTCAAATCAAGCCAACTTAAAGGAGACAAATATGAGTGTTGAATCCACAGCCCCAACATCAGAAGTAACCACAGTATCAGAACCAGAAGTTACAACTGTTGTTGATACTCAAGAAGCCGAAGCAGCTAAAAAGATGCAAGAAGAAATGAGTAAGAAAGAAGAAGAGATGAAGAAAATGAAAGCTGCTTTAGAAGCTATTCAAACAGAACTAGAAGCCACACATGAAGTTTTAGCTGGCTACAAAATGAAAGAAGAAGAAATGGCCAAGAAAGAAAAGAAGATGAAAAGAATGGCCTCTCTTCTAGAAGGTGGATTATCAGAAGAACTCGCTAGCGCCACAGTTGATAAGCTAGAAAGTCTTGATGATGCCACATTTGAAAGTATTGCTGCTCTAGTGGCTGCTGTTAAGCCACCCAAGAAAGATGAAGAAGAGATGAAAAAAGATTCCAAAGCAGAAGAAACCGCTCCTGAAAAAGAAGATGTTTCACTAGCTTTAGAAAATGTTGAAACAGATGATCAAGAAATTGATCTTAGTGTTGGTAGTGAGAGTGAAACAGAAGCGCAAAGTACTAGAGCTGCCTTAGTTGACTTTGTTTGTATTAGATTAGGCAAAAAACTAAATAAGGGAGAGTAAACATGGCTTTAAAATCAGATAGAATTGAAGCTTACACAGATATTTCTTTTTTCTGCAATGATGCCAGTGCAGAGCGTGGCGTTATTGCTGTTCATAGCACCGGCGGAAGCGGCATTGCTATGGACGATTCCGGTGCTGTAGTCACAGCAACAGTTGCTAGTCCATCTGGCAAAATTCCTGCTGGGCTATTGCTCAATGATGTTGTTACTCTTGATCTAACAAGACAACACACCAACTGGCATCGTGATGAAGTACAAACTGGTAGTAAAGTAACACTATTACGCCAAGGTCAAGTAACAACAAATATGGTTGTTTCTGGCGTAGCACCAACAGTGGGTCAAGATGCTTACTTTGGTGTTAATGGCAAACTAACCAATGTTAGCACAGCTGGTGCCACATCATCTGGTGTTAAGGTTGGTCGTTTCCTAAGTGTTCTAGATGCCGATGGTTACATCAAAGTAGACATTAATATAACTTGATAAGGGAGAAAAACATGGCCAATAGAAAATTTGATCCTACTCCAGAACTAACAAATCTTCTTGTTAAGTCTGGTTCGTTACACAAAGAAGAAGCTTTAGCTGCTAATCATGAATTTGCAAAGGCTCTAGAACTTCCTCTTCGTCAAGGCGTACTTAGTGGTAATATTCTTGATGACATTTTCGAGCCAATTCAATTAGCTCAAAGTGCCACTCCAGAGTTCCCACTAGACTTCCTTGCTCCAGGTACTGAAAAAGACTTTGTGGCTTATACCATTCCTAATCATGGTTATATTCCACAGAAGCACGTTGAAGGCGACTATGTTATGGTTCCAACCTATGACATTGGTGCCAGTATCGATTATCTTCTAAAGTATGCTCGTGACGCCCGTTGGGACGTTGTTGGTCGTGCTATGGAAGTTCTCGAAGCTCAATTTGTTAAGAAAATGAATGATGACGGCTGGCATACTCTACTTGCTGCTGGTGTTGATCGTAACATCGTTGTTTACGACGCTGATGCCAGTGCTGGTCAGTTCAGCAAGAGACTAGTTTCTCTTATGAAGACAGTAATGCGCAGAAACGGCGGTGGTAACAGTGCTAGTAACAATCGTGGTATGCTAACAGATCTTTATGTTAGTCCAGAGGCAATGGAAGACATTCGCAACTGGGGTCTAGATCAAATCGACGAAGTTACTCGTCGCGAAATCTATACAGCCGCTGATGGCAGTGTTAATCGCGTTTTCAGTGTTAATCTTCATGATAGAGACGAGCTCGGTGAAGGTCAACAATATCAACTATTCTATAGTAACGTTCTTAGTGGCACATTACCACAAAATGCTGGTGGTGACAGTAATAACGACAAGGTTGAAATTGTTGTTGGTCTTGATCTTCGCAAGAGAGACAGTTTCATTATGCCAGTTCGTCAAGAAGTTCAAATCTTTGAAGATGATACACTACATCGTCAGAAAAGAGCCGGCTTCTATGGCTGGGCAGAACAAGGCTTTGCTGTTCTAGACAACCGCAGAGTACTACTTGGCGCTCTCTAATCTGAGAAGATTAATGTTACTTTAAGAAAAAGGCTGGCCTTGTGCCGGCCTTTTTTTTTAGGTGTATAATATACTGTACCCTCTTTTAAATATCTGAAAGGACCTATTTATGGCGTGGCAAGATGAAATGGTTATTACCACAAGGGTTCTTATTAATGATCTAGATACTCCTTATGATTTTAGTGATGAAAGATTAGCACAAGTTTTAGTAGTTGCTGGTAAATATGTACAATTTGATATTAATGTTGAATATTCTTATACTATTGATGTTGTGGGAATAAATATTACTCCAGATCCGACAATAAATAATGATAGTATTTTTATCAGCATGTGTTGCTTGAAAGCAGCATGCATAGTTGATCAAGGTAATTTAAGAACCAAAGCAGCATTAGAGGGTATTAGAACCTCGCTAGGGGCCGCTAGTTTAGATATTGGTGGATCATTAACGGGGTGGCAGGCTATTTTAGATAGAGGTTCCTGCGCAGTATATGATGAATTAACGAGTCATTGGGATGTTAGAAATGCTAGTGCTTTTGCTGCTGTGCTTAGTCCATTCGTTAATAATAGATATGATCCTCGTTATCTTAATGTTGGTCCATTTAGAAATGTTGGTAATAATGACTTTTATTCGTGAGATAATTTATGGTATATCCTGATTTCTCAGCCCTTAAAAAAGTTTATAATAACCATATTGATTCAATTCTAGCTAGTACTGGCTTAGCTACCAGATGTGATTTTAATTTTGGTACCACAAATCTGAATGTTTGTCCAAATTGTATATATGATGTTAGTTTAAAAAAATCATCTGGTAAATATAAAAGTGGTGGTCCAGTACCATTTGTGTTAGGAAAAATATGTCCATATTGCAATGGTGTTGGGTCATATGGAATTGAAAAAATTACTACTGGATATTTAGCTGTTATATGGGATTATAAAAAATGGATCAACCCCCCTCCTCAAATTAATAATCCTAATGGTTTTATACAAACTATTTGTGATAAAACTTATTTATCAGATATACGACAGTGTAAGGATATGACTGTAATTTATGATAGCACTGGATCTAATCCAGTTTTTAGACTATATGGAGAACCCAACCCTGCTGGTTTGGGTGATAATAACTACTTATTTTGTATGTGGGAACTTACTGGCTCAAGTAATAAAGTACCAGTCACACTAACTCCAACCCCAACCCCAACTCCGACTCCGACGCCAACCCCAAGTGGTCTATAATGCAATTTGATCTTAAACTCATAGAAACAGATAAACAAATTAGTGCTAAAATTCTACAAGCATTAGTTCCTGAGATAGATAATTATCTTAAAACATCTTTAAATGAACTACGCAAAATATTACCCAGTAATATAAAATCTATAATACAAAATACTCCAGAATATAATTCCTTAATCGGAGGGCAACTTCAATTTGAACTAGGTATTCCTGATCCATCAAGTTCTTTAGTGAATATTATTAATATATGGTCAACTAATATTAAGATCGAATATAATGGTCCAAAAATTTCAAATGATAGAATCAAAGCATCTTTTAGTGTTTCATTAATACGAAGCGACTATGCAGACGTATTGTCATCGAATGATGCGCTAGTTATAGATAATTTAAGAGGATATAGTCTGCCTTGGTTAGAATGGTTATTATTAGAAGGAAATAAAATTTTAGTGCGTAAACAACAGGTTGAATTTGGTCCTAATAAAGCATCTCGTACTGGAAACGCTATTATGAGAATGTCTAATAAATCGTGGAAAGTTCCATCAGAATTTTCTGGAACGATAACAAACAACTGGATCACAAGAGCTATAGATAATAATGAAAATCAAATATATGCTTTATTAGATAAGGTATTTATATCATGACTAATTGCGAACATAATATTGTATTCAAGGGAGTAAATAGTATTTCTCAGGACTTGCTTCTAAATATACTAGAAGCAAATTTTAAGATGTATCTCGATTGGGCGTTTTTAAATATAGGCGGCTGGTTTGATGCTAGTATTAATACTAGTACCTTATATGGTATAAATCAACACTCTAAACTATTACCCGTACATGATCCATCATATCAAGATGGTAGAGTTTGGCAGGGTATACGAAAAGACTGGGTATGGGAAACAGACATTACATTTAATAGTTCTAGTCCACTACCAATTTCTAGTGTTGTTGTTGGCTCTAATACTATAAATAAATCTGATAATTTTAGTATTAATTATCCATTGGGTAGAATTATATTTAATACCCCGATAAACATAGCTTCAAATGTCAATTTAAATTATAGTTATAGGTTTGTGCAAACTCATAGATCAAGTGAAAGTCCTTGGTTTAATGTTCTTCAATATAGTTCTCTTAATACATCTAATGCAGACATTAAATTAAATGACGATGGTGAGTGGTCAATAGGTGGCCATCATAGAATACAAATGCCTTGCATAATTATTGAACCTCTATCACGATCACGATCACGACCCTATGAAATAGGAAATAGTTTACTATGGTTAGAACAAGATATTGCTTTTTATATATTAGCCGAAAATAAAAATGATCGTAATAAGCTACTTGATATATTAAGACTACAACAAGACGCTACATTACAACTGTTTGATACTAATGAATTAGCTCAAAATGATAATTATCCATTAGATTATAATGGAGATATCAAAAATAATATGATAATGTATCCAGATATAGTATCAACCTACCCTTGGAGAAAATGTTTTATTAAGAATATTAGCCTATTTGAAATAGATTCTCCTGTTCCTAATTTACATCAAGGCATGGTTCGGGCCACTTTGGAGATAATTTCAACTTGATTTTACTTTTTTTTGTGTATATAAGATCATAGGTCTAACAAAGCACAATACAATAAACTTTCAAATCTACTCTTAGTGGAGATTAATTATGGCCAATAATCGTATTTATTATGCAATCCAACAGGTACAACTAGGCCCAGCTGCTAGTAGTATGACAGCAGTTCATGGATTACAAACTGTTGGAGTAACAACAAACTTTAATCTAGAACAAGTATTCGAAATGGGTCAATTGGCCATTTATCAAAACGTTGAAAATGTACCAGATATTGAAGTAACTCTCAATAAGGTGCTTGATGGTTATCCACTACTATATGTGCTAGCAACAGAAACAGGCACAAGTGTAGGCACAGGCTTAACTGCTGTTAATCCAACAATTCCTGGCCGTCAAAATGCTCGTACTGACATGAGACTAGCAATTTATAGTGATACCAATACATCAGCTAGTGGTAATTCCTTTAGTGCAGTAACATGTTCTGGTATGTATGTTAGTAGTGTTAGTTACACATTCCCGGTTGATGGTAATTTTACAGAAGATGTGACCTTGGTTGGTAATAATAAGGTATGGGGTGGTACTGTTACTGGAGCTTTCAATAATACCGATGCCCCAATCGCTGCTCAAGGTGTTGCTCGTAGACAATTCTTAAGCATGGCTAATTGTCGTTTTCCAACACAAATTCCTGGCATTAGTAGTAGTGGGACAAATGAAGCTATTGGTAATGGTAGTGGTTTTGCGGTACATTTCCAAAATATCACAGTAAGTTGTGATTTTGGCCGTGATGCTATCCAAGAACTCGGTACTTTTGCTCCATATCACAGATTCGTAACATTTCCCGTAGAAGTAACTTGCGAATTTGAGGTTGTTGCAGTTAGTGGCGATGGTATTAATGCTACAGAAAGCGGCTATTACGCTGGCTTAACTGGTACTACTGTAGCAAGTCCAAGTCTTCCACAATGCTCTGGTAGACACAATCTACTAGATCAAACTATCTTCCTAGAAACCTGCGAAGGTACAAGAATTTATCTTGGTACCAAGAATAAACTTACTAGTGTTAACTATACTGGTGGCGATACTGGCGGTGGTAATGTTAGTGTAACATATAGTTATAGTACATTTAACGATTTCGTAGTTGCTCATAGTGGTGGTAATTTCTATAGCCAACTTGCTAATAGTACCTACACACCAGTCTAGTAATAGTACTAGATTGGTTTCGATTGAGACAAAAGACGATGGATATTATCGGGGACTATGGATCAAAGAACGCTTCAAATATATCTATCCAGAATACTATCTGGATTTTATTTATTTGTTTACAATAATACTAAATATAAACTAGTATATCCTGATATAAACATAAAATATGAAGCGGAACTTTATGCTGAACAGGAATATGAGGATAATAAATTTAATGATTGGATTACTGAAGACAATATCATAGATAGTTTAGTTAGTATGGGAGTATGGAATTATGGTGGAGATGATAATCTTAAAAATCTAGAAAAACAAATAGATGATCTTAAAGTAGATATTTTTAAGAATTTTTTAAATCCTACCAAATTAAAAACACTAAGACGCACATTAGCTAATACTAAAAGAGCTTTTAATACACAATATGGTATTAGACATTCATTGGACCAATATACAGCTAGTGGATATAGTCAATATATTAAAAATCAATATATTCTAATTCATAGTTTATATAACATTAACAATGAAAGAATTTTTAAGAGTATAGAAGATACAGATCCTAATTTATTAAATTATCTTTCTAATAGTATATCTGAACATACTATTGATATCTCAATTTTTAGACAAATAGCTAGAAGTGATATTTGGCGTAATTATTGGAGTGCTAATAATGATAGTTTATTTGATAAATCTGTTGTTAACTGGACAGACGAACAAAAAACGTTAGTTGTACTAACAAAAATGTATGATAGCGCATATCAACATCCAGAATGCCCTCCGGATTCTGTTATAGAAGATGACGATATGTTTGATGGATGGATGGTAGTACAAAAACGTGAAAACGAAAAGACCAGAAATAAGAATAGAACAGAAAAACTATTAGAGGGGAAAAAATTAAATAAAGCTGGAGAGGTCTTTATAATGGCAAATTCACAAGAAGAGGCTAATAGTATTTATGACTTGAATGAAAATTCATCCAGACATATAATAAGAGAAAGAGAATCTGTAATTAAACAATCAGAAGGAACAATAGACGTAACTCAATTACCGGATACTCAAAGAGATTTAACAGTATTATCAAACGAACAATTTAAAAATAGGAAATAATTTATGGATGATTTATATACAAAAAATCTATTGACTAAAAGATTTCAGACAACTATGATAGGAGCACTTTATGAATTTGAAAAATCTTTTGGATACCTATGGGGTCACGATAAAGACGAAAAAGATCTAACTGAAAAAGAGTTAGATTTTTTAGATAGGTGGGATATGGTTAGAAATCAGATCCTAAATAATGGCAATAATCAACTAAGAAAAACGCTAGCCGATCTTGCTAAAAATCACGGTAAGATTACATATAAATATAGATTTAATACTTATAGAAAAGAGGACGAACTATGAAAACTAAAACATTTAAGATAACAATTGACGGAAAAGAAAGAGAAATCTTAGTAAGATCTCCATCATTACAGGATCAAAAAGAAGCTACTAAAGTTTATAATCAAAGTTTTAGTGAAGCTTTAAAATCCAAAGCTGTAGTAAGAGCTAAATTAGATGATTTATTGATTGAACAAGGATTGTGGGATGGAGTTAAACAGGCTAAATTTACAGAACTTCAATCAGAAATATTAGATGGTGAACGTAAATTGGCTAAGGGCGGCATATCACTAAATAGTGCCAGAGATATAGCTCTTAGTATGAAAAAAACACGAGAAGAACTTAGAGAATTGATTAGTGTCAAAACTAATCTTGATACCCATACTGCCGAAGGCCAGGCCGATAATGCTAGATTTAACTACTTAGTTTCAGCCTGTACGGTGTATAATGATACTAAAGAGCCATATTTTAAGAGTTATGAGGACTATAACAATAGATCAACAGACTCAGTGGCTATATTGGCAGCTCAAAATTTAGCAAATATGCTTTATGGTTTGGATGATAATTATGAAGAAAAACTACCAGAAAATAAGTTCTTAAAACAATATAAGTTTATTGACAGTAAATTAAGACTAATCAATAAAGACGGTAAACTAGTTGATGAAAAAGGAAGATTAATTAATGAGAATGGTAGATTTATCAATGAACAAGGTCAGCTCATCGATAAAGATGGTAATTTGGTCGATCAAGACGGTGATTATATCGTTGAATTTAGTCCATTTTTAGACGATAGTGGTAAACCAATTGTTATTGAAAATGAAAAACCAAAGGATAAGGAAGTAGTCACAGATGTTAAAAATGAAACCGAAGAAGTTACGGAACCTTCTAATAGCGAATCTAAAGAATAATAATCATCAATTAATATCTGATAAATTATCCCCTCAATATCTTTATGGTATTGTGGGGATTTTTATTTAACGGAGACATAAAGTATTATGGCTAAAGGTTTTAATCTAACAGCACAAATCAATCTTAGAGGCCCCGGTAATCTCAAGCCAATAGTTGCAGAGATTAAAAGAGAGATTGGTTCCATACAGAGTAATGTGCAGGTTAAACTAGATAATCGATCTGAAAGATCTATATCAGTAGTTACTAACAGACTCAGAGCAATGAATGACATCCTTATTTCCGCCAAAGGAAATGCAGATTCTTTGAATGCGTCTTTTGCTGCTTTATCATCGTCATTATCTTCTATGAATAAAGGTAATAAATCTATATCTATTGATAAGGGTGCTGTTACCACTACCAGTCAAGTTGCAAAAAATATACAAGTAGCATCAACCGCTATTGAAGAATTTGGCAAACAGTCTGCATTAGCAGTTAAAAGATTTGCTGCATTTTCTTTTGTTACAACAGGAATTTTTGCATTAACTAATGCTATTACTTCTGGTTTTAAAGCTTTCGTTTCATTCGATAAAGAATTAGTAAAACTACAACAGGTTACTGGTCAAGGTTCAATAGGTATCAAGTCTTTAGAAAATGAAATAACTAGACTAGCAACATCTCTTGGTGTTAGTAGTGAAAGCTTGATATCAGTAGCTAGTACATTAGCACAAGCTGGTTTATCAGCAAAAGAAACACGAATAGCACTTGCTGCTTTGGCTAAAACTGAACTAGCACCATCATTTGATAGTTTAGCCGAAACAACAGAAGGCGCTATTGCTGCTTTGAGACAGTTTCAATTACAAGCAGAAGATCTCGAACCAGTTTTGGGTAGTATTAATGCTGTGGCCGCCGCATTCGCTGTTGAATCTGCTGATATAATTACAGCTATACAACGTACCGGTGGCGTATTTGCTGCTGCTAGTAAAGGTGTGACTCAAGGCAAAGATGCGCTCAATGAATTTATTGCCGTATTTACAAGTGTTCGTGCCACAACTCGTGAAAGCGCTGAGACTATTGCTACTGGTCTTAGAACAATTTTTACAAGAATACAAAGAAGCAGTACAATAAATTTATTGAAAAATTTTGGTATTAATTTACAAGATTTAGAAGGTAAATTCGTTGGTCCTTATGAAGCGGTTAAAAGACTTAGTGAGGGATTAAGTCAGTTGGATCCTAGAGATGTTAGATTTAGTGCTATAGTCGAGGAACTCGGCGGATTTAGACAGATTGGTAAAGTTATCCCTCTTATTCAACAATTTGCTACAGCACAACAAGCATTAGCAATAGCTCAAAAAGGATCTGGTAGCTTAACTGATGCTCAAATAAAAGCTCAACAAAGTCTAGCTAATCAATTAGCCAAAGTAAGAGAACAATTTTTAGCCCTTATAAGAGATATAGGACAGAGTACAGTTTTTCAAAGTTTATTTAAGATTGTTATAGGTTTGACTAGTAGTTTTTTAAGTTTAGCTAGCGCTTTTAAACCTATTCTACCGATATTAGCAGTATTTACAGCCATAAAGGGTGTTAGTGCCATTGGTCAGTTTGCTAGTGGATTTTTTGGAGGGATTAGAAAGGGTGGCGGCGCTAAAGAGGTTGGATCTAATATAGGATCAACACTAAGTGGCGCCAAAGAAAAAGAAGCCAATGATGTTAGAGCCAAAGCCACAACTGCTATCACCGAAAATACAAATGCTTTGAAAACTCTTACTACTGCTGTTAATTCATTAACCAGCGCCATAAATATTAAGGGACCAAGCAAACTTAAAGATGGTGGAAAAATATTAGGATTTAATAAGGGTGGTATGGTTCCAGGTAATGGTGGTGGAGATACTGTGCCAGCATTCTTAGAGGGTGGTGAGATAGTAATGAATAGGAAAGCTGTTAAAAAATACGGCGCTAATAACTTATTAAGAATGAATAGTTATGCTAGTGGTGGTATTATTGATATTAATGATAATATAGTTCAAAGTAATATTATTCCCAAAAAACAAACATATACTTTTGATAAAAAAGAGGGAGTGAACTTTAAATCGGGATTTATGAAGTTTAGTTCTGGAGATAAATTTAATTTTCAAAGAGAAAATAAAGATATTGATGTCTCTCAATATCCAAATAAAAAAGATCCGGTATATAGAAAATATCAAAAAACAGTAGCAGAAAATAAACCGATGGATAGAGGGTTAGCTTTTGAGAATATAGTAAATAAACAATTTAATGCTGATTTTGAATCATCATCATCATCAGATCAGTTCTCTAGACTAGATGGATTATATCATGGAAATTTAGCAGAGATTAGAAGTACGTCTTCAAGACTTTCTGATAGTATTCTTTCTAGAAAAGTTGTTTCTGGATCATTGCTTTCACAAAGCCCAGCTGAAAAAAAAGCATCCGAATATTTAAAATCTAGTATACTAACTAATAATAATGATAAAGTAAATTTTGGTAAAGTTTATGTATTTCAAGATGTTACAAATTTAGACAATATTTCTAAGAAAGAAGGACAAAAACAAAGACAACTTGGTATTGAGCAACTATATAGTGGTGAAATAATTCAAAAATTTATGGCCGGATCTCCCGGAGGCATTAATGTTCCCAGCGGTAAAGGACGAGGCAAAAAGGTTAAAAAAGGAGCACGAGGAAAATTTGAACATCTAACTTCAAGTCAACTTGAGTCTCTTTCTACCGATGAACTGATTGATTATGCTAACAGACAAATGTATCATATTATGACCACCGGTGGCAGCGGTATATCTCTTGGCAAAGAATTTGTGGAAGTACCAGAATCAAGAATAACGTCAGAACTTGAACAAGACTTAGTAACCCTCCCGGATGGTAGAAGAGGATTTTATAGAGAAAAAATTGCTGCGTTTGGCTCTGAAAAAGTTGCAAAATCTAAAAAATCAGAACAACAACAAAGAAGAGAAAAATTCTTTAGAACTAGTAGAGACCTATTAACAGCGTCTATGCAAGGGATTATGGCACCCGGTAGCGCTTTGCCAAAAGCTAAACAAGATGCTATATCTCCTTTCTTAAAGATGGTAACAGGTGACTATGCTTTAGGATTATCTGGTACTCCTAGACTTAAATCAGAGGAGGCTCCAGTTGCTTCAGCATCTTCCACACTATTAGCATCCATAAAAGATCCTCTGTCCGAATTTAGAAAAAGCGGAGGTCAAACTAGTTTGGCTGGAGTTATACCACCAGCAGCAGCAGAGAAGATAAAAGCGGCTATTCCAGCATATATTGAATCGTTGAAGAAAGAAAACGAAACTCAAAAAGCTGGAAAAGCTCAAACCGCACTAAAATACTTTGATGATTTTATTAATGGTGGAACAGCAGCTAAACCCGCCCACGCCACACATTTTGCAGAGACAATTAATCAAATATTAAAAGGTGGTCTAGTTCAAGGATTCGCCGGAGGTGGATCACTAACCCCTCAACAATTAGTTGGAGGGCCATTCCCCAAAGGCAGAACATCTTCACAAGGAGAAACATGGTCTCAAATTCTTACAAAAAGGGCTAGAGAATTAGATTTAGCAATTGATAGTGGTAGCTTAGTAATAGGCGGTAGAACAATTAGTTTATCAAAAGCTTTAACACCAACTCAATTAAGAGCTGGTACTATAGTTGGTAAAGCTGTTGGAAATAATGAAACAACAATCAAAACATTAGCATCGTTGAGAGAAAATATCATAAAAGAATATTTATCTGGACGACAAGAAGTAGACGAGGCAGACCCATTTAATCTAACAGAAGAAGAAAAAAGACTTGCTCGATCTATAGCTGTTGTTGGCATAGCTTCTGACTATAAGGCTGCTTCTAGACAAGTTTATAAAAAGGTAGGGGGTGTTCCTTTTAGTGTATCTATAGGCTCTTTAAGTGGAGCTAAATCCGAAGAAGTATTAGCTAAACTTAGAACAAAAGATTTTGCTAATTTACAAGAAGCAGCTAGCGAACTATTACCGGACAGACTTTTGGTTAATTTAACAGATCAGGATCTTAATAGACTCGGTAGATCCAATGCCGAAGGATATCAATTAGAAGCTATATTAGCACTATTAGGGGCTGCCGGAGGAGAATACAATGAAAGAAATAGAGCAGTAGATTTTGAAGGAGGATTACCACCAGATCTTGCTGCTTTATTTGGTGTTCCATCGGGCGTATTCACACAGGCTAAAAGAACTCTCAACTCAGATAATGTAGGTCATGCTATAGAGGGTATTGCTGCTAGATTATCTGGAGTTAGAATGGCTGCTGGCGGTCCTTTATCTAGTTTTGCATCTGGTGGTACTATACCAGCTATGGTTAGTAATGGAGAGGCATTTATTCCTCCGTCTCAAGCCAAGAAAATTGGATACTCTAAACTTAATAAGATAAATCAGGCTGATCGTAACGGAATGAATGGTTTTGCTGTTGGGGGAGGAATATTCAAAGGTCCAGGTAGTGGAACTAGCGATAGTATTGGACCAATTGATTTACCGGTTGGTGGTTATGTTATTAGAAAAAAAGCTGTTGATGCTTTGAATTCTAAATATAATAGTGGTGGTATAATTAGTGCAATAAGGGGATTTAAAGTTGGCGGACAAGCAAAAAAAGATATAGTAAGAGGACAAGGTAAAGTTTTAGAAAGCGTACAAGAAGCTGAAGCTGTTTTAGAAAATGTTCTTGGCGATATGTCTGAAAATATAGCAAATATTATTCGTAGTAAATTCAAAGGTATAAAAGACATAAAAGCTGGAGAAACCCTATCTGCACCCGATGTTAGGTCTAATAAAGCATTTGAAAAAACTACCAGAGGTCAGGCTATCCAAAACGTTAAAGCCTCTGCTATTGGTTTGCAAATTACTGGTGAAAAAGGAGGAGCAACAACAGAAACAGTTGCTCACGAAACTGGACATCTTGCTGATGTTGCGCTTGGTGGAGGTGAAGCATTTGCAAGTGAAATGGAAGGAACATTTCAGTTTGCCTTGGTTGATAAAATTAGAAAAGATATGGAAGATGAATGGAAAGCAGCGGGTAAAAGTTCTTCGGATATTGCAGGATATTTGAGTACTGGTAAAGAACTATTTGCAGAATTTTTTGCCAAAGCAAGCCCCGAAGTAAGAGCTATCATAACTTCAACAACTGATTCTAAAAAAGGCATGGCTTTATTAGCCGATCATTTACATGAGTTAGGAACTCATACTGTTGGAGGACTAGAAGCATCTGATATAGATCCTTTCATTGATGTAAAAAAATCTATGGCTCCACAACAGAAGGCTGCGTCTGTTACTCGTAAAAGTGTTGCTGCCAATGTTGCGTCTATATCTGCCACATCTGGTGATCCAGATTTACAGAATAATATCAAAAAAATGTCACAAGTTATAAAAGAAATAACCTCCACGCTTATTGGATTAAAAGCTGAAACAAGCAGACTAAGTGCTGAAATACTCAAAGAGACAAATTCGATTAAACAACTACAAGCACAAAATTCTGCTGGTCAAAAAGTATCAGGAGAATTGAGAGAAGCACATAAAAGACAAAAGGAATTAGTACAACAGCAAGAAAGCATTATACTACAGTCTCTACAAACAGAAGAGTCTTTAAATCAAGCTCAAAAAGATAAAACTAATTTGATTAAACAAGCTAGAACACAAAAATCAGTAGCCTCAGAATATGTTCAATCAACTCTCCAAACAGGAGAAAAGTCTTTATTTAAGAGTGGTGGGGGCGGCGGTGGCGGCCCACCAGATGAATTCGACTTCACCAACAGCAAAGCTGCTCAACAATCGTATGCGGACGAAGAATTTTTCAAATATAAAGCTCAACAGACTGGAACCTCCGAATCTGCTATTAAACTAGATTTAGCTCAAAAATTAGGTAAAAAGACATATGAAAATCAAACTTTCTTCAAGGGTAAAGTTTCAGAAGCACAAACTGGACTAGTTGCTAGAAGAGAATCGGCAATGAAAATTGGTCAAACCATAACTGAGGCACAAAAACAACTAGAATCAGCACCAAAAGGTTCAGCAGAAGCAGCAGCTGCGGCTACTCGTTTAGCAGATGCTCAAAGTAGATTGGCTGCTGAGAGTGAAGCGGTATTACAACAAATGATTGAATTAAGACCAGATTTAGCTGCTACTAAAGATGGTATGGATAAATTAGCAGCAGGAGCTAAAGAAGTAGCACAAGAATTATCAACTGGTAATTTACAATCAGCTCAAGAAGCTTTGAATAAAGCGGTACAAGGCACAGGAAAAAATGGAGGACTTTCACGAACAGAAGCACAAGCTGCGGCCAGAGCCCAAGTATCTAAAGAAACTGGCACAGATATTGGGTTATTAGAAAGACAATTTGGTGAGCGTGGCGTTAATGCTAGAATGGCTAAGACTCAAGAATTTGTTCAAAGTAGAGAGGGTCAAAGATTTGGCGCTTTTGCTCAGTTTGCTCCAGGATTAACCAAATCATTTGCTGGAACTCGTGTTGGTAAAGCACTTGGAACTGGGGCAGATTTTATCAGTGGCAAAGGAGGGGCTGGTAGTCAACTTTTTGCTAAGATGGGTGGATTTGGTGGTATAGGAAGCGCTGTTGCTGTTGGGGCAGAAGGTCTTAAACAACTTTTACCAAAATCAGTAACATCGGACCCTAATACTGCTGGAGCTTTGGGCGCACTTGGTGGAGCCGGTGCTGGAGCTGCTATGGGTGCTCAGTTAGGATCTTTTGCTGGACCAATAGGTACTTTGATTGGTGGTATAGGAGGCGCTCTTATTGGTGGTATTAATGGTTGGTTTAGTGCTAAAAATCAAGCTATATTCACTAATGCTTTAGAAAATATGGCTAAAAGTACTGGAAATCTAGATGAAGCATTTAAGAAATTAGATGCTGATGCTAGTGATGTTAATTTCCAAAATGCTCAAAAAGCATTTGGTTCAGTACTAGATGCAAGCAAAGATATTGAGTCTATAGCATTCAGTAAAGTTGGTTTTGAAAATATCGGTTCTACCTTATCTAGTGGTACCGATCAACTATCATCTGGAATTAAAGAAGGCGATATTGGTAAAATACTTATGGGCGGATTACAAACTGGTTTTGGTCTTAGTCCCGGTGGAATGCTAATGGACTATTTATCTACTCCATCAGAAGCTCAACGCACTGAAGCTATGGGAGTAATGGTTAGTGGAGCAGGACAACGACAAGAATCCGCAGTTAAACTTGCAGAAACTCAGATGAAAGGCAAGTCAACTGAGGAACTTGGAAAAATATTTGATAGTCTTAAAAATGGTACCGGAGAACTTAATCCTATTGTTGATCAATATGTTCAAGGAGCTCTCAAAGCAGCAGAAGCAGCAAATGGAACAAAACAACTTACAGCAGCACAAGAAAAAGCTATTACAGCTCAAGCAAAAGAAAGAGCGGCTCTTGATGCCTATATGAAAAAGAGAAAAGAGTCCGGAGCAACAGATGAGCAAATAACTAAGGAAATTTCATCAAATAGATCTGCTGCGATTAAAGAAGGCCAAGAAGCAGTAAGAGTTCAAGGAGAACTTTTTGCTAAACAACAATTATTAGCTCGTTCAACAAAAGAAATAGCACTAGCTACCGAAAGCTTATTAGATGTTTATAGACGAGTTGGAGCCAGAGCTCAAAAATTTGGCGATGAAATTTCTGATATGATGGATAAAACCCAATCAACAATTGATAGTTTGGGAGGTAAAGCCAGTGTTCAGAAAGTTGATCGTAGTGGATCAGAAAGAATCCTTGGTAATATGGCCGCTTATTCGTCTGATCAAGTTAAGATGGCTACAGATGAGATGGTAGGCAAACTTGGAGGCACTGAAGAAGCTAAAAATCTTGGACAACAAGCCCAAGCCGCAAAATTTTTACAAGATAAATTACCAGCAATGCTAAGGGCCCCTGGAGCTGATGCTGGAGATATTATTAAGAGTTTACGAGATCAAATGGGTACAATGGGCATAGGTGGAGATGCTGTTAATCAGATGCTAAAAGATCTAGAAATTCAAATGGGTAAAGAAAGAGAGGGAGGATTAGGAACATTAGCAGATGAAATAGCTCAGGGTGGTATAGACAAATTATCATCAACAGCAGCTGAAGCGGCTAAAACTTTACAAAATCTATCTAAAACTTATAATGATGCTTTACAACAGAGTATTGATCTACAAAATCAATATAATCAGGTTATAATGCAAAGTAACGAGTATATGCGTAAAGCCGGATCAATTAGAATTAATGCAGAGCTAGATTTGGCCAAAGCGCTAGGTAATAGTCCAACATTACAACAGCTGAATGAACCGTTTGATTTTGAGGTTAGAAATCTCACACAGGGTCTTGTGCCTGGCGGAACAACTGATCCAACAGCAATAGCTAATGGTATAGTAGCCGCAACAGCACAAAATCAACAATTACAAGCTGCTAATGTAACGCTGGGTAATGTGGGTATGGCTGGTGGTGGACCTGATGCTGGCGCGCAGCTCTTAGCAGAACAACAAAAAAATATTGCTGCTATTGGAGCTAATAACGTAGCTATAAATGAAGGTAGACAAGCACTGGAAAAATTAGCTAATGATGGTACTAAAGCGGCTAATGCATTATCTAAAATTCAGGAACAACAACGTCAAATAGAGGGCATAGGAAATAGATTCGAAAAAATATTTACTTCTGGTCCAGAAGAACTGTTCAAGATGAATAGACAATCAGCAGCGCTTGAATTGGCTAAAACTGCTGGAGCAGAACAATTTAAGAGTAGAACTTTCAGGCAAGATGCTTTTGCCGGACTAGAACAAGATAAAGAGTTCCTTAGCACAGAGGAATATCGTAAACAACGTGGTATGTTGATGAGAAAAAGTTTAGAAGCCCAAGGTCTTACTGGACAAAGTATGATTCAAAAGGGCGGAATTAGCATGACCGTGGATGATTTTATCAAACGTATCGAAGGTGGTGTTAGTGAAGAGGACCCAAATGTTAAAGCTTATAGAGAAGCTGTTGCAACTCAAGTCAAGGCGAATGAAGAGCTTGCTATGCTTAATGAATTACAAGCACTACATATTCAAGAAGCCATGATCGGCTTACAAACATTTTTAGCCACAGAATTTCCCAGAATATTAACAGAAGCTGTTAAAGATGCAAGAACTGATGCAGAGACTAAACCAGAGACTAAACCAACATCCAAAGCAGAAAGTGCCAAAGCAGAAGCGGAAAAGAAAAAACAAGATGCTGAAAAACAGACAGCTAAATTAGATCAAAAAATTAAAGATAAAGAAACAGAGGTTACAAAAGCAAAAAGTAAATTAGGATGGGAACAAGGAGCATCAACAGAAGTTGCTATTAAAGAACGTGAACTTAAAGATCTAAAACGCAAGAGAGATACACAAAAAACAATTAAGCAACAAGCTGAAGCCGAATCTGCTGCTGCTGATACTATGATACAGCAAGAGAAGCAAGAAAAAGAAAAAACCAAGGCTGAACAGAAAAAACAAGAAGATGCAACCAGAGCACAAAGAGTATCCACAGCAACAGCTCAAAGTGCGCAAGCTAGACAAAATCCACCAGCAACTCTAGATGAGTTAAACAAGAGAAAAGAAGAAATTAGAAAAAGACTACAACAGACTTCCGCTCAACAAAAACCACAAACAACAACTAGTACCACACCATCAACAACAACAGCTCAATTATCTCCAAGCGAGCAACGAAAAGCGAAAGCGAAACAAGAACTAGAAAAGATAGCAAAATCTGAAATATCAAGAATTAGCAAAATTAGAGATGATAGAAAAAAACAATTAGCAAAAAATGAAAAACGCTTAAAATATGCTAGAATTGCTGCTATGGGCGCTGGAACTCTAAAGGGCAATAAGAATGTTGAAGAAGCCCAAAGACAAGTAGATCTTGATAAAAAAACATTAGAAAAACAAAATATGCTAATTTCAGAACAAGAACAAATATTAAAACCACAACAAGAAGGCCAGATATCCGCAACAGTTAGTGGAACTAAACCAGAAGTTCAAGTTTCTCAAACCGCATTATCCCAATTAACACCACAGCAACAAGAAGCTATGAATAGAGCCGGTGTTATTGCACAACAACACCAAAAAGATATGGATGAATTGAGACGTAGAAAAGCAGCAGGAGAAACACTAACTAGTCAAGAACAAAATGCACTATCTGTAGACAATGCAGTTCAACCAGCAACCGAATCTGTTTCTCGTTATGGTAGTCCAGTTTCATCACCACCAGTCCCCTCAAGTTTACCACAAACTGTACAAAACGATAATCAAGTTAGAAGACAAACAGCCTTCACAACAACTCAGCCCACAGAACAAACTGGTCAATTACTAACTCTAGATCCAGCATCGCTAAAAGGATTGAATGAGTTCAATGCTAAATTTGGTGAATATGTTAATCAATTAGTTAGTTTTCAATTCCCAACTATACCAGAATCTATTAAGATGGAAGGTAATCATGTGGTTGATGTTCGAGTTAGTGGAGCAGCAGCTTTTGAAGCTCTACAACAAGGTATCAAAGATATGATTAATACCGTTGTTAGTGAAAAAATGGCATCTCTCTGGAATACTACTGGTGGTGCATTGGGAGTTAGACCAGGATCAAAACCATCATCCAAGGGAAATAAATAAAATGTCTATTATAGTTAGTTATAATAATAAAATTATAAAACCCGCACCGTCGATTTCAATTAATCCTGAAATTTATTATGCTAATGATAATATCATAGGATATACATATAATGTTACATTAAACGGATATGCAAATGCTATTGCGGCTACAGGTATACCATCAGAGAATAGTAATTTACAGTACGGGCCAGAATATACTGTTGATCATATCAAAACGATTACCGAGATATTTAATCTTAATGGTAAAAATTTATTAGTAAAAGATGGAGATAGTACTATATTCGCCGCTAGTGGCGCTAGTATAAAAACTATTCAGTTTAATCAATCTGATGATAAGTGGATCAATTACTCTCCCTTTACCATAGAATTAGAATTTAATGAGGTCAATCTTACAGGATGTTCTGGCAACCCAAATATTTCTTGTGATACTAGTATTTTTCACCAACTGCAAAACTATAATGTGGTTTCAGATCATTTAGTAGACTTCAAAAAATTTAAAATAAAAGCATTTAATGATCAATGGACTATTAATATAGAAGATGATATCTATAATCAATCGCTGGGATTTTATAACAATACTTTTAGAGTAAATTATGACATATCTGCCACAGGTAAACAGTATTATGTGAATGATAAAATAGTACCAGCATGGCAACAAGCCAGACTGTTTGTACAAGATAAGCTATATAAACAAATAAATAATCTTATTCAGGGCATTCTGCCTATTGAAAAAGATATTATTTCTAGTTGTGATGCCACCAGAAATATATCTATTTTGCACAAACTTTCAGCATCTGGTGTTCTTCCACGAGAATCTGGAATGTTTGACTCTATGGATGCTAACACCTTTGAAACTATAAAGGACTGTGGAACTAATCCTTTATATGATGTATATAATGAAAAAATTACATGTAATACTTCGGAGTCAGATGGAACATTCTCTATTCAGTATGAAGCTTTAATAAAGAGATATGATAAAACCAAGAATCCACTGTCTAATGCGGCATTGCACACTTTTAGTAAAACAGATAATGAAGGAAATGATGGAGGTGGTAAAACTGCATCCTTGGCCATACAAGGGACCATAACAGGATTAGTTAGAGGAGGATTTATATATTATAATGTTAGTGATTTTATATTACCACAAACTGGCACTTTAATCACTAGCGTTAGTGGATTAGAAAGTAAATACAGCAATGCTTATAGTTACTATATAGATAATGTTGGTGACACTTCTGATCTTAGAGATGATATTAAAAATAAATTAGGTATAAATAAAGCAGCATTATTTATAGATGTTCCTAATGCCACAGGAGAATATCCAAAACCATCTAATTTTAGTCTAGATCATAATTATCATAATGGTACTATTACATACAATGCTACTTATGATAGAGCTAATACATTATCGATAGATTCGGGATTTAATAATATAAGTATAGTTAGAAACGATCCTGTTGATATTATACAGGAGTTTGTGGTTCCTGGTCGTATTGGCGGACCAATAATCCAAAATTTAGGCATGAAAACATCAAGAACCATATCCATATCAATAGAAGGAGCATCACCATCTAATAGAAGATGCAATATTGATGATTTTTGTAATAGTCCTTTTGAAATTCCAATGTCTAACATAGATGATCTAATTAATCTAAATAATAATAATTGGATCAAAACCAAAGAAGATTACAATCATAATATGCTCGACGGTTCGTATAGTATTTCCTTAGAATATGTGTCAAGGTAAACGTATATGAGTACATATAAACCAGATATCAAAATATATTATGGGCCTATAAAAAATGAGAATAGGCTAATTCCAGCGCCAGATATGGATATTTCTGTAGAATTCAACTATAGTAATGAAACTATTATAGGATATACATATATTATTAATTTAAAAGGTGTTATTACTGGACTTGATCTAAGAAATCATACAGACAATGCTGTGGTAGAAAGTGAAACTTACGGCATTGGTGCTGTGATTGATCATATACATACTCTTAGAAAAATACTTAGTCAAAATGGTAGTGTTTTACATGTTATTAAAAACGATACTAATTCAACACATATTCTTAGAGCCAGGGGTGGTATACTTAGATCTTTTAGTATAGAACCATCGAGTAATAACTGGATACACTATGCTGAATATAGTGCTTCTATAGAGTTCAACCACATTGATTTTGGAGACACTCCTTCTTCGGATAACTGTTCTGTTTTTCTAGATAATTCTAGCTATAGTTTCTTATTAGATAAATATAAATTAAAGATATTTAGTGATAGTTGGTCTTTTACTTTTGATGAAAATGAAGCATTTAATAAATTACGAAAAAATGATGAAAATATAGATATGAATATTAATAATAGTGCATTTAATATTCAGTACACTATTTCTGCTACTGGCAAACATCATTGGGATTATAATGAAACAGAAGATTCTACAACAAATCACGATGCTAAATTATTACCAGCATATGAACAAGCTAAAAATTTTGTGCAAGAAAGATTATTCACACAAGTAAAAGGACTGATTCAGAATGTACTGAAAGATAACAGTATTTCAGCATGTAGTGGCTTGCAAACCCTATCCAATAACATAGTCCCTAGTGGATCAGGACTTATGGGCGGATTAGCGGAATATAAGGTATTTAATGAAAAAATTTCATGTGATATTTCAGAATCCGAGGGCTCCTTTTCTGCAACATATACAGCTATTGTAAAAACAACCAATACTCACGGAGCTTGGAGTTCGCCGGAAACTAAACACACAATTAATAAGTCTATTAAAAATACAATGGAATCTAATAAGAAAAATATTAGTATAAGTCTTAATGGCACTATTGAAGGATTAATAGAAGGTGGAATTATTAATAATCCAACTCCAATAGAATTACCAAATAAAGGAAATCTATTTATACACAGAGAGGCCAATAGTAATAAGTATAATAATGCTAAAAATTTATTAGATAAGCTGATACAAGTTTATGGGAATAATACTGGAGAATGCGATAAAAGAGACTTAAAGAAGCAATATAAAGATAATTTAGGAATAACCGCAGATAAACTAGGTACAACACCACAAATTCAGGATTGCATACCGGATCCACCACATCCTAGTACTTTTAACTTGACACACGATTATAATGCTGGTACTATTAATTATAGTATAGAATATACTAATAGCAAGTATTGTTCATCCAAATTTCAAGATATATCGATACAAATAACTAATCCTACAAAAGTTACTGCTGTATTTAATATACCAAACAGTAACAGTTGTGCGATTATTCAAGAACTTGGTACATACACATCGAAAAAGGTAACAATTACCATCCAAGGAATAGATAAAAGTCCAAAAGGAAAACCCTCAAAAATTGATATGGATTATATATTAGATAATTTTGATGTAAATTGTTATGATGCTGGATACTTACCAATCACCTTGCCACCACCAGGAACATATACTATAACACAAAAACAATATACCTCAAATCCATTAAATGGGTCTTTTACTATTAATTTGAGTTATACATGCAATCCAGCTTGTACATTATACGAGGATAAAAATAATGGCTGATATTATAACATCACCGATTAAATTTTTGAACTCTACTGTATTATCATTCAATACTAGTTTAGGAGTAGGAGCTACAGAAAGCACTCTTAATGTGGATCTAGTAGACGACTGCGAAGAAGGAGATGCTTTTTCACCAATAGCAGGATTAATAGATGTTGGCGCGCCCGTTTATTTTGATACTGGTTATGGTTTTAGTTTTGGCGGAATATTGACCAATTGGACAGTTAGTCAGGGTGGTTCTGGTAAAACATATAATGTGAAGGTATCTGATCCTAGACAATTATTAGAAAATTGCATAGTAATAGTTGATTCTTATTTAGGTTCTCCGGTTACTTCCGTAAATTACTTTAATGTTTATGCGGCATATGAGGGAAAGGTATTGAGCGAACAATGCAGTGTATTTGGTGATTCTGGTTCGTCTGAAAGAGGTATGCCATATAATAAAATTATCGATAAATTAAAAGAGATGTCTCCAATAGTATGTAGTCCCACAGGATTTTTGTTTAGTATAGATTTTAATTCTTTTCCACAAAACGTACCAGACTACTATCGAGTTTCTGGACCGTCTGTCACTATTTTACAGCTATTGCAAGATGTTTGTGATATTTTAGGTTTTGAATTTTATGTTACACTAAATCCTGGAGCTATTATTTCTGTTGGATTAATAGACTTAAGACAACCTCCACCCAGTTTTGCTTCTATTATTACTGAGTTTAATGGACAGGCTACAGAATTAAGTTATGGACAAGAATTAAGAAATGAAAAAACTAAAACATTAATTTTTGGAGAAAAACAACACTATCTTAGTTATGTAAATAATTTTAAGTTCTTTTTTGGCGAAGATATCTCTGGAGATCAACTAATACCAGTTGTCGCCTATGCAAAAAAAGGAGTAACTGGATTTTGGATTAGAAAAAGAATAGATGCTCTAAATGCTAGTTTATTCCAACCATTAAGTGGCGTAAGAGGTGCTGATATTCCACCAGAAGAAGAGGATGGGGATCCAACACCAGGACCACTTCAGGTTGGTCCCAACGGACCATATGAAATATCAGAATTAGATATAAGATCAGCAATGGCCTCTTTTGACTTATGGCATAAGAGAGCATTAGATCCAGAAACTGATAAAGTTGATGAGGGTCAGCCACCAGCTAATACACTAAATAACGCTATTAAACAAACATATTTAGAGTGTCAACAAGAAATAAAAAAAGCTCTAGAAGCTTTTAGGGCTAATGGTAATATCAATAACGCTGAACAATATAAAAAATTAGTGGATATGTATCTTAATCCAAGACAAGGTGGAGCAGAAATGGGCAAACCAAAACAACTAATGGACTTAGAGGCTATTCATAGATTTGTACAAAATCTAGGCACAACCTATTATGGCAAACAATGGTTAGTTCCATTAAATCAAACCATATGTTATCATCAGGGTGAAAAATTTCAAGAAAAAATCTTTACGGATGTTCCAACAAACGAGGGTGGATGGGTAGATGGAGATGTTCCAGTTTTGGGTCTTAGAGATCCAGAACTCGGATTTTTTAGATCAGATGATAATAGAATTAATGCTTTTGCTATATTCAATGTTGCTGGTAAATTTGATATTCCAGAAGGTGGAGCGGCAGGAAAGCTAGAAAATAAAGTTCATGCTGAGGGCGAAGGCTCCGTATCAGATACACCAATTACACCTCCACAATAATATAGAAAGATAAATATGGCCGGAGTAGAGTGTGGAAAATTAGATTTAACTAAACTACCATTAGATGAAATTATTCATATTAATGATGCTGCTTGGATTAGAGCAGAAGTTGATGAAAAAATTTATTTCATTGGGAATAGACTATATGCTGTGATTAAATTTGGCGATATGTGTGAGGCTACTCCGTGCAACGATCAAGCTAATTTAAAACCAGAATTAGCCAATTTGGTGTCTGATGGTGACTCGTCTTATTATCGTAATACCGCAAATCCTCCAGACGAGGGAAAAGCCACCTCTCTTAGTCAAGGTGTAAATGAGAGTAACCAGAATGGTCAAAATATTCAAGTTGCTCAGGGAGCAGTAGATGCCAATGCGATAAATGCTTTATCATGGACTCCTGCTGCTGTTGCTCCTGCTGCGGCTGTTATTCCGATGAAAAGCAATATAGCAACTTATGGACCATATGCTTCTAATAATTTTGGATCTAGTTGTGGTGGAACCCAGGTAGAAATAAATAGTGATTTGTGTCCTTGGGTATACGGATCAGTACAAGCAATGAATACTGCTGGTAGATCAATAGTAGAATCTTCTGCTATCGGTTTAGTAAAGTCAGAAACTGGAAGTGTTACTGTTCCTGGTATGCCAGCCCTAGGCAATCTTGGTATGGCTTTGGGTGGAGCAGGACCCACATTGTCCTCTATTAATTTTAGTTATGGATCTCAGGGTATATCAACAAACTATGAATTTAGAACCTATACACCCAAATTTGGTTCTCTTAATAGACATCTATTAGATAAAGTAAAAGATATTACAAGAAATCGTAATGAACAAATCAAATTTTTGCGTAATAATCAGATTACTCAAAATAAAATTAGTAGAAAACTGAAAGCGACTAATCCTCCAAGAGTACAAAAAAATAATGGGGGAACTTTACAAAGAGTACTAGTTGGAGAAATATATGATTGGTATAAAGTAGGAAAAGATCAAACAAATAATGATCTTTATGGTCAAACTACTGTGGTCGGAATATCTACACTAAGAAAAAGTGTAGAAGAAATGACGTTTAACTATGCTAAAAAAGCATATGTTAGCTTAGATGCATTATATGGTCCTGTATCTATCAGTGGAGATGGTGGTTTACCAAGATATACAAGCTTTGCTCCTGATGGACATAAGTCTTCTCCAGTATCTCCTATGCCACCATTTAGTGTAACCGGAGATTGTAGCACTAGATCAATAGTTCATGAACAGTATAATACTAATATAACACAAAAATATGTTAATCCACTAACTAATAAGTTTGGTGAGAATGAACATCATCACAAGGGCAGTGGTGTTGGGCACAGTATTGATTTAATAGGCAGAGGGGACACTGTACCACAAGAAGGATTAATTAATAGTTTATATTCTTCTGCTGATGATGAACAAAAATACGCAAAAGATTATAGATTTCTGGGTATGAGGGGGCCAATAGTGCTTCATAGTTGGGGTTATGATTTAGATGGCAAACCAATTCCAAACGAAGCGGATACAGATAGTGATACCTCTACGGGTAAATTTCAAAAGGAATCTTTAAAAGATAGATTTTTACCAAATTGGCTACAAAAACCAGCTACATGGCCAGCAGCACCCATTGATCTCAGATTTGATAGGGAAAGAGGTTTATGGGTAAGTCCGCAATCATATAAAATTGTTGTTGCCAAAATCGTCGAACCTGTGGAGTGTTTTGGAGAAGGAAAGGGTGTTGTTATTCCTTATGGTAAACAACTTTTTGATAGAGAAGGAGTAAAAATAAATCCTATCATAAATGAGGAAAAATGTGATTCTGAAGCGATTAAAGAATATGAATGGATAGTTATTAGCCTTGGTTCATGTAATCCTGATCAATATTATTGTTGTCCAAAAAATAATGGAACAGAATTCTTTTGCGTAAGATCAGACGAGGCTTCTTTTTGCGGTAGGTCAAATGCTACTGCTGGACCGTTTGATACTCTTGCCGAGTGTCCGTGCGATAAAGATAGTAGTAGTAGTAGTAGTAGTAGTAGTAGTAGCGATGATGGTATTGAAGTTATTACTGATTTATCGTTAACAAGTGATGGACTTGTAGCAACCCGTAAACGCATCATAGTATCATATTCTACGGATATTGATCCTATTATTATAGAGACAAACTCTTGTGAAAGCAGTAGTTCTAGTAGTTCTAGTGATAGCAGTAGTTCCAGTAGTAGTAGCAGTTCCAGTAGTAGTAGCAGTTCCAGTAGTAGTAGCTCTAGTAGTTCTAGTGATAGCAGTAGTTCCAGTAGTAGTACCAGTTCCAGTAGTAGTAGCTCTAGTAGCAGTTCCAGAAGCTCAGAATACAAAGCTAAGGTAATGATCAATATTGTAGATAGAATAGGTAAAAAACATATTCCAGGAGAACTAGTTTATGCATATTTTGATACTTCCACAGAAAAATATATTGTATTAGAAAAACATCCAGAACCAGTAACTCCAACAATATATGGAAACTATTATCAAACTAGTAATATATCTGATCCTATAGCGTCTGGAACCATATATGTTGAACATGCTGCTGGCTTGGATCCTTGTGATATTACATTGGCCAAGGGTTCTATAGTCAATGTACTAAATAAAATGAATTTACCTTATTCTTGTACTAATGGTAGTCCAGCTATAGCTATGAAAATGGAAAAATTAAAATAAAGCGAGATTAATATGGCTACTTGTCCAACACCAACAATAACTAGAACCCCAACAAACAGTGTTACACCATCTGTGACCTTAACAAGAACAGCCACTCCATCTAAATCATTAGCTAAAACCCCTACATCCACACCTACTACAACTCCATCACTATCTCAGAGTGCTGCTGCTAATTGTTCTTATACAACTCCTGTTGCTGGAACTGCTGTGCCAGTGGTTTCGGCGGGTTCTAGTCCAGCGTCTTCTAGTACGCCAACATCGTCTCCACCAAATAGTGGAACACCTACACCTACACGTACTAAAACGCCACAGCCAACATTAACTCCTACTAGAACACCATCATCAACTATTACCTTAACTCCTACGCCTTCTAGATCTTTTACTGGTACTCCTACTATTAGTTTTACAAAAACAGGAACAGTTTCTTTGACAGTAACAAGTACTCCAACAATAAGTATTTCTGCTTCTAATACAGCAACACCAACAGTATCATTATCGGGCACTCCTGATTCTAGTAAAGGATTTACAAAAACTCCAACAGCAACTCCTCCAGCAACACCAGCTATGTCTCCAACGATAACTAGCACGCCATTACCAACATTAAGCCAAACCCCAACAAATAGTGTTACGGGCACACCCCTTGTTTCTCCAACAACAACACCAACAGTAACACCTTCGGTATCTAGCTCTCCTTGTCCTTAAAATGGCTTGTTAATAAACAAAAATATTGATTATATCATATACTGTTCCATCTAGTATTTTATAGTTAATTTTAATTTTAATAATTCAATATAATCTTTTTTCCAGTGTGGGTTAAGTACTATATCACCTATTTGAATTTTATCCTCTAGTCTAAGTTTTTCTATATATTCCATGTGTCTTTCTAATGCAGACGGGCCCTGACCTGTATCAGCGCCTTGACCACTCATATGATAGCATCTATCTCCCCACATATAAAACCAACTTACTTCGTTATCTGGTGGATTAGCTATAATAATTTTATCTGATATTTCTTTAATCTTAATAACAAAACTCATATCGTATCCAGCATTTTCTAGAAAATGTCCACCAATTTTTTTCCAAATTTTTTTGCTATATACGATCCCAGAATTTCCTAAGCCTGTAATTACTAGATTATCTGGCTCATTAAAAAATACACCCCTACCCCAGTGTAACAGATCACTACCATCTTTAAAATATTGAGCTATATTTGATAAATGATTAGGTAGTGCTATATCGTCATCATCCCATACAGCTATGATATCGTATTGACAACTATTAACAGCAAAATTTTCTTTATGTCCAATTGTTGGAAACGTGGTATCTAAATTAATAATTCGAATCTCAGGATGATCATAGTAAAGCTTTTGTAATGGATAATCATTAATAATAACTAATTCTTTTTTTCCACTATATTTCTGTCTTAAAAAAGACTGAATGCTTTCTTCCAAAAGATCTACTCTACCATAAGTTATACATTTACATGATATGCTTGGTAATTCATTCATTTATTTCTCCTTTATTGATTAAATATATTCATCCAACATCTTATGCATTGTTTTTTGTTAGATATACAATCCATCAGATAATTATAAGCATTATAAATTATTTTTTTTCTTAATTTTTCATCAAATGCTAGTTCGCTTGCTCTATAACTCATTTCGTCTGAACTTTCACAGAGAAATCCGGTTTCTTCATTTATTACCAATTCTTTAAATGCATAGTTATTCTCTGCTATAATAGGAACTCCAGCAGCATAACATTCAGGCACAATCCTACAATAACTTTCTCTACTGCCGCCTGTTTTATGAATCAAACAATGCAATTTATTATATAGTTCTTTAACTGGTATCGCTCCGGGACTCCATGTTTGCCAATCTAATCCGTTTGGTGCCTGACCACATTTTTTAAATGCATTCTCTCCAAAACCCAATATAAAAGTTTTTGTAGGTAACGGAGAATTAACCTTATAAAATATATTCCACATATCTGAAGAAAATTTTGACGCATCATCCCTTGAAACCCTACCCATACAAAAATAATCACTTGGTTTTCGATAAGAAAATACTAAATTTTGACTTAAATTATTAGGATTAAAGTATGGTTTATATCCTTCAAGAATATTGATATTTTTATCAGTCTTTTGTTGAATTTGTTCTAATAGCATATTTTTTTGATATTCTGAAACAAACCCATGAAAATCTATCCAATTATTATTAATTGCTATTATTTCATTATCAAATAACCATGTCATACAGTTGAACCATATGACCCTTTTAGGTTTTCCATACTCCATTATTTCTGGTAATTTTTTTAAGAACTCTCCATTACAAAAAGATACTACAACTTTATCCCTAAAGATATCTTTACTATATTCGATAGTTTTGCACCCTCTTTTATCACATAAAGATTTCATTTTTTTATCACAACCAAACATAGGCACAAGATTAACATCGATGTTGTGCATTCTCCATAAGTCTATATTATGATCAAGCTCAGTATCTGCACCGCCAACAAATGAAGGATACCCGGCCACCCATATCTCATCCATTTTCCCTCCTTCTACTGCACCACGCTATATTTTGCATTAGTTCTTGACAAAAGGGCTCTAAGCCATATTGTTCACTTACTTCTATTATATCTTTATCTTGTATCTCATGCCAATTCCATATCTTATCTTTTATATATTTTTCAAAATATTCACTATTTGGAGCATAATCGTGTGCCATAATAATATCTCCACTTTTAAGGAGCGGAGAAATTAGATTAAATTCGCACCTTTTACAACCACCATCACATAAAATCAAAGAAACTCCATCTTGAATTAAGTAATCGTATATTTCCTGTTTACTAGATTCGTTATACCAATCAGCATAATTCACAGTAAATAAATTTTTGGTAAAAATATCAATATTTCTATCTTGTATTAATGGCTTTAGAAAAATTTGTTCATTAATATCATAGGTTCTTATTGTGTTGTCTTGTAAACCTAACTCATCTAGAATATCTCTTAATAATATTGTTAATCCTCCATGAAAAGTACCAATTTCTAATATTCTATTTGGTCTAACAGTATTCAAAAAAGTTTTAAAAACCTTTGGAGTATCAGGATGCTGACTAATATAAAGGTTATTATATACAAATCCACCATTCATTATATATTTCCTATTATTGGTTCACTCCATCCTTGGCTAGCACTATGAGGCCAAACTAACCAACTAGATGGTCTTTTAGAGGTTTCAAAGGTTCTCCATACTTTACAATATCCATCAGGATCATTTTTCATTCTTATAATTTCATCTTTATCAGCATCGTGTCTATACATATCGTGTCCATTTTCATCCTTAAAAGCAACAGCCCAAAAATCATAGTCTTCTAGTGGAACTTGATTATATCCTATATCAATACAATGTTTAAAAATATTTAATAGACTACCCTTAAAGGTGGAATCATCAATAAGCATATTGTCCAATTTGGGAGGTTTATGATCAACCACATCTTGAGTAATTGATCTGGTACTAAAATTTAATCCAGCATATTTTTCATAATCTCTTAATGATCGTATATCGCCAAATCCATATTTACCAAAATCAATATCGTTAACTAATCCATCCATACCAAATAGTTTTCTATTTCTTAGGTGACAATGATTATTACGATCTACCCAATATTTATCATCATCCCACTGTTTGCTTCGTCCTTTTCTGGTATATTCATGCCAGCAAACTACTTTATGAGGATAAAAGATATCATAACCATGAGTAAATGCTCTTGCTGCTATGCTAATTTCTTCACCATGAAAATAGTATTCTGGATCATGTTTTACTTCTTTAGAAAATATTCCAAGAGTAAACGCAAAATGAGCACTATAGAACCGTCCCATTAATGGTTCATCTAATTTATCGATTGTTGGATTAAATGACGCAGGAAGGAAGAATACTGCTCCTTCTGGTATAAATCTATCAAAGGTCATCTTCCAAGGTTCCTGAACTCTGGCCGCAGGATCATTATCTGGATCAAAACTTGGAATATAGGCAGTAATAAGTGGTTTGTGATATCCTTTATCCTGTAGTGATTTCAACATCTCTATTAGTGTTGTATCCCAATTTTGTGCAAACCTATGATGACTATCTATTTGTAGCGTATAGGTTTCTCCCTGGTATAAGTTTTGAACCAAATTTCTAGCCCAACAAACTCCTTTACTGTCTTTGTAGTCTATATCTATAATTTTAAATCTACTATCATAAATATAGTCATTAAGATGATCCCAAGTATCATTATCACAATGCTGCCAACAAATAGCAAATCTTAAATTTTCTGGATATTGTGCTTTATCTAAACAATCTTTAATTGTGTATAATAATTGAGGATCTCTGTAGGAGGCTATCTGAATAAAGATTGTATCAATTTTCTTTTCGTTCTGATCCATGATAATGATATACTCTATTATGTGTTATGGGACTAGCTAATAGTATTGCTGGTTTTACTCTTTTCTCTTTAGTTAAAGTATAAATATGACTCATCCATGTTTGTTCATATGGCCGAGCCCATTTTGTATCCAAAAAACATTTCCTATTACCTTCTTTATTTATTATAAGAGGCCAGTTACTATAGTAAATCTCTCCAGCAGCATATGGTATTCCATTTAAGCTCTTAATATTATGAAATAGTGTTGGTGGTTTTTTTGTTAAATTGTTGCCAAAATATTCATTTTTTCTAGTTTCTGGAACATTATGCCAACTCCACTGATCTCCATTATGACCATAAAATTCACTAAAACTGAATTTCAGAAAGTCATAATTTTCTTTATTCATAATATCTATAACGGTACTATACAATCTATTCGTGTTCTTATTGAATCCAAATGCACAAAAACCATTCAGGTCCATAAGCATATCATCCTCAAAAAACACCATAAAGTCAGAGGATGATTGATCAAAATGTTCTGCGGCCCATTGTCTGGCCCCACAAATTCCTAAATTCCCCATCCTTTTTTCTGCTAAATTATATTTTGCTGATATAGTATCATATTGTTCAAATAGATCAGTATGTGTACTATTATTTATTAGTATTTTTTCTACAGAATTATTTAGAAATTCCGGAGTATATTTTTCAAAAGAGTCTAATAATAGCTGTAATTGATCAGGAGAGTTAAATGTATTGATATATAGATTAACTCTATTTTTAATTCTATTACTATAACTATTATTTTGTAACTTCTCAAAGAAAGTATATATTAATCCATCATCATTAATAGTTTCAAAATTATAGGTATACGGATCTAAATATGTCATCAACGTAAAGATACTTTCTTCAGTTCCCATATATCCGTCATTAAGAGTAGAATTTAGTAAATTGTAGTATAGGTTATTTGCTTCACTAATATGGCTTTTGTGACCTCCAAAAAATCCACCACGAGCTACTCTATTAACATTTTCATTGTTGGCATATTTTCTCATTCCGTCAATATTAAATCCATGAATCTCGCTATTTGTTTCATATGGAAAACATATGAATAAAAATTTAGAACTAAGACTAATTAGATTATTTAATACTGTTTGATTATGAAAATAACCCAAACTCAGAGTATTGGTTATTCCACCATCTATCCAATAAAAATATTCACTATCAAATGGATTAAATAGTTTAGCATTGTGTAATAAAAACATCTTACTCATTACCATGGGATTATAATATTCCAGTGAGGCTTGAGTACTATCTTTTAACCAGCCAACTTGATTATACCACTCTGGATTATTTCTAATCTCTTGAACTTGATCAAAAAATGGAAAAAAAGATCCTTTAAACTGGTCCTTAGAATGATAATAGATTTTTGTATTATTTTTTTCTCTATATTTCCATATCAAATCTTCTAATGATGGATCTATAAAAATAATTAAATTATGATCTTTCATTTCAGATAATAATCTAATAAAATTAGTTACATAATGATCAAAGGATCTCTGCCATTCAGGTTTGCTAGTATCTCTATTTAGATCCCAGATACCTGTTATGAATACTATTCTATTATTGTTTTTATTCATTTTATTTTCTATTTCATTTGTGGTTAAGATGGATCAATACAACATCTTGCGAAATATAAATAACTAATATCCTCCAGAACATGGGAAGAGTGAGTAGCTTGTGATATAATAGCCAGATGCCCATACGCCTGTTGGTTCTGTTTGATCACATCTGATAAAAAGATCTTCCATGTCGGCATAATCCGGGACCGTTGGGTGATGATAATAGCCGTACCCATTCGCAATACAATCTTCCAGATCGATACAAGCTAACTGATCATCAATAAGTTCAATATTTGTTGATGGTAGTATGCTAATGTAAGTATCATCTTCCCAAAAATAGGGATCGTTTTCCAGGTCATATCTACAAGGATTTACACCATAATTTTCAAAAGTTCCCCACGGTATCACTTTATTATCCGGAGCCGCACCAGTTAATGTAAAATCAGTAGCCATACTACAGAAAAAAGTATTACTATTAGTAGATTCTTGACAACTAGTTTTAAATATCTTAAGGGGAAAAGAATTATTGGTTAGCAAATTTGTTCCATCGTGTTGAACATATATGGTCCACCACTCTCTAGGAAAGAAATACTTATCATTATCATAATATGCAGCATTACACGCCTCAGTTTTAATCACTCTTAGAACCATATTTGTTAAGAAACCACAAGGACATGCATATTCCCAATACATTGGTTCGAAAGTAGCGCCATTATATAGCTCACTACCACCAGGATTTATTATATAATTGTACCCATAGCTACCCACAAAAGCGGGGCACTGGTCTACTCCGAGATCATTTTGCCAAGTTTTAAAATAATAAAATTGTTCTAAATTACCATAATATTTACCGCCAATATAGTAAGAATTATTACTATTTATCTCATCATATGCTGGTTCGCCCGCCAAGGTTTCTAGTTTAAGTCTAGTATTACTTAATACTTGTTTTACTCTATATTTTAGTGTCGTATCTTCCTTGAATAGTAATAGATATTGATTATCCAAATCATAGCCAGATGATGATACACTTCTTTGTGGATCTATAAATGTATGATTTTTTAACCATTTTGTATTTAAAAAATTGGCGTTAGGATCTATTAATTCAGAATTTTGTATAGTAATATTCATTCCACTATGAGGTGATTCCCATGGAGTTCCAATACTAGTTTCTGCTTTGAGTTCTTCATTTATCCCACATGGTCCAGGATGCCATATATCCATCTTAATATTTTTAATACATGGACCGCTAATAGGTTTTATAGAGAAATTTTTATCAACCATCTCTCTATAATATTTCCCACTATTTTCAATTAGTATCGTAGCAGGAATTTCACCTAATGATTCTCTATAATATTCCCCATAAGTTGTTCTGGGGGGTTCATAATAATCATAATAGCCTATTGTATCTATAAAATATATACTATTTATTTGTTGTGTTTTGAGACAAAAATTTTCTGTATATGGGTTGATGGGTAATCCTGGAAATACGGTTTTAATACTTCCATTATTATTTACATCTAAATTTATTCTCCATATATTAGGAGCAGATCTTTGAATCGTAGATCCAACATTATTGCCTAGTATGGTTGACTCTGGCTGCACAATAATTTCTATATAATCTTGATTAGTATAACCAGAACCAGTACTAATCCATGGACCTTCTCCAGGGTAAGCATAACTTCTAAATTCAAAAAACCATGATTTTGGGCGTAATTTCCATTGATCCGCCGGGTCCCAAGGATTACGATACGGGCCCTCCGGTATGTTTTTTAGTATATTATTTATATTTAACTGTGCCCCAGATCCGGTACTAGTAATTATATTTATAGTAAATGTAGGAACTACAGTATTTAGTACCGCACTTCCAACTGATGGAATTACTGTTTGTGTTGCTATGCCAGTATGAAATACTATTGGTATGATTAAATCGCTATAATTAGCTCCTTTATTAGTCAACTCGAAAGATGGTTGCCAATGGTTATTTTCTAATTTACTCCATGTAGTAGTAATATTAGCCGATTGATTTGAGCCACTAATTTTAGCAATTAATGAGGGTTGCTCATCTGATATTGTACCAGAAGGTTGTGTTAATAGTTTTATAATAGCATTTTCTTCAATAGTATCACCATCTGATACTTCTATTTTTAACTTCTGATTATTTTCATAGTTATTGGCATTACCAGATATTTCAACACCCGATATGCTCCATACCCCTAATTTTTCGATTAGTATGGGACTAAATGTGGCTCCAGTATCTAATCCTGTTGTACTAAGTGTTATCACAGGAGGAAACGTTGTTCCGCTGATTGATCTAAAAGGAATATCTTCATAGTCATAATTATTATTTCCTACGAATATAGGACTATCCCATTTTAAAGTCATTGTGGTTCCCCAATGAACCCCCGATTCTAATAAAATATCCTTAAAATTATAATCACTAACTAATACAGAATCAGATTGATAATATTTTGAACTTGTCCACCATTCGCTTGGTCGTGGAATTCTAGGATCATTTTCATAATTAGCGTTGTGTGATGTTATAATATGTCTTGGAGTATAATTAGGATTAGGATAAATTGGACCGTATTTTATATTCCATTTATTAGTAAATGGATAGTAAACCGGAGGAGGATCAAGGCTATCAGGATTATCCCAAGTAATAGCATATTTATAGGATACTTCAAATTCATAAAAATAATCATAAGGATTATCACTAAATAGTTGATCATCAACAATTGCGCCCGATGTTGAGCTTTTTATCGTATTTATTTCATAATAAAAATTTCCAATATCTGATGGTGTAAATGCTGGGTTCATATATCCAGGTTTATATTCACTATCATCTTGATTATTAAGCTCCCCCCTATTTTCTTCTGGAAATACATTATCTGGATTTCCTAATTCATTTAATAATATGCCATATGGTTTGATAGGAATATCATCTTTAAATCTTGATTGAGTACATTCTGATCCTGATAACATAATATTTGTACCAATAAAAAATTCTGTGTAACCTACCATATCTCCGCTAGTTTGATTCATTAAGCATCCGCTCATGAATGATTCAGTAGTATCTCTATCTAGAAAATCAGGTGTACCTAATTTATATAAAGAACCAAAACATCTTATACAATCACCCCGATTTTCATAATATGTAGTACCAGAATATGGCGCATATGATCCTGAACTAAATAATTGTGTAACTACATTTTGTTCTGTATTAGAAAAACATAAGTTACCATCAAAAGCTAAAGGATCTATTTTTATATGTGCAAATTCTATATCATTATATGAAGTGACTGGTCTATCCTCCCTAGAAAAACCATCACTAAAATAGAATAGTGTTGGGTGTATACGTGCTCTTGGTACTGGTAGTCCAGATAATTTTGGATCAATACTTAGCATGAACAGCTTATATTTATCCATGATACATGAGTCAGTATACCCTCCGTACTCATAGTCATAGTCCCGGTCGAATGGAATGCCAGCAAAACCCGAACATGAGCCTATTCCAATAGGCAATCCAGGAACCTGAGCCGGGTCTAAAGTCGTTCCACTACACAAAATATCAAATTGAGCAGGGGATGTGCTGTTGATAGTTTGTTCGTCATACCCAATATCCGTTAATAGACGATACCAAATATCATAACACTGTTGTGTACAACATCCTCTAGATAGATAGGCATCATTTGGTTTCCATTCTCCGCATACTATCGGAGTTACTATACCACTATGTTCACATAGTGATCCTACAAGAGTTATCCATTTTTGAACCTCTGTCCACAATTGTTGATATGTAATCTCTAGTCCGCCTGCACATGAGCAAGTTCCACGTTGTTTACATATATAGCAACAACAATTAGCATTAGTTGCCAATTTAGAGTCTTTGATAAGCAATTTACCATTCAACAGATAAAGCGGGCTCATTATTTATCCTTAGAGTCTTTGCTCCATTTGTGCCAACCTTTATTTGGTAAGTAGTTTCCATCATCATCTTTACGTTTTGGAAATAATGTGCCTCCTTTTTTGTGTTGACCAAAAGCTAATAATGCTCCACATTCTGAACATCTTAATTCATAATAGTCATTACCTTCCACATTACGAACCACAAACTTTAGATTATGACTTTTACAAAGTCCACAATATTCCTCACCAAAGATTTCCTGAATTAATGCTAATTCCTTAAAAACTTCTTTTTGTCCACTTCCCTCTAATTCAAATTCTAGTTTATCGCTAACTTTATATTTAACTTTCATAATTCACCTACTTCCAGTTGGAGTCATATCCAAGAACTTCTGTTGGAATATCATTACTTTGTTGATATCCTGACAATGTGGCTATAGTTTTTACAGCATCATCGTATGAGATATTATAAACATTAGAACTATTAATAGCAAGGTGATCTAGCAGTTTTTTGATGTTTACGTTTAGCCGTTTACCAAAAACATCAAAGAAATTTAATTGGCTAGTATTTATGGTGTTATTACTACTTTCGCTACTATGATCCACAACTTCCTTAGCAATTTCGTCAGCGGTAACAACTTTTCGTAATTTAAGAGCTTTTCTTAATGCTCGTCCTTCTGCACGCGTTTCTGCAACAGCAACAGGATGATTACGATAAATCTTATCACAGTTGCCCCAGTAAACGTCTGCTGCGGCACTAACAGACCGATATTTAAGTGACTCTGGTAGATCAGGATCATTTAAAACATAGCCTATACTATAAACTACGGTGGCTCGACGTTCATTTGCCAAATCTGGTGATTGAACAACTTCTGGTCTGGCTTCTATAACTGTACAATTTAAGACCTTTTCAAATATACGCCTTAATCCATCTGTGGTAGGATTACCACTAATTTTTTCATCTTCATTTAATAATCCCAATACATGATCAGTCCATTCCAAATCATTAGGTGATACAGTTTTTGCATTGACCTCAACCTCAAAAGATATGCCATCGTTAACGGTTTGTGTAACTTCTTTTTTGGGTCTGGCCATTAATTGTCTCCTATTTCTAAGTTCCTATTATCTTTATCCGGAAATTTGTTTTTGATAGACTCTATATGGATTTTTAGTTCATTATAGATTGTTATTCCTCGCGCTTTAGAAAAATCTTTGGTTTGTTTGATTCTTATTAGCACGAGTCCTTTACCAAGAATTAATCCTGTCTTTTTATTATCATAACCCTTATTACGCTTAAGATTATCATCACCCCATACGGGCTTAAAGTGCGATGGTCCATCAACCTCTATGGCTATATTCAGAGTAGGTAGAAATAGATCAATCTGCAATTTGGTATTTAATAATGATTGCTCTTTATGAAATTCAACCTTGTATCCGTCTTGAATCAACTGTTGCAGTAGAAACTTTTCAAGTTTTGATCCTTGTTTACTAGCTTCTCTTACAGCGCTATTAGCTTCTCTTAGAATATTATCTTTTTTATCCTGCGATAAACTTTCCCAATTTATTCTGGCTTTATTTTTTCTATCATTCAGTGTTTGATCATCCATATCCTCCCATGATTGCATAACACCAAGCCCTATCTTAGTTTTTATGCTTTCTGGTCTTGTTGTTCCTTTTGTTGGATGAACTGCTTTTCCACGTTGAAGAGCATTCTTTTGGGCCTCGCTTTTATCTCTGATTTTTATTCCTAATTTAATAGCATCTCGTCTTATCTTATTAGCGTATGTACCAACACTATCGGCTATATCTTTAAAGCTTTTATTATTGGTTTCATATTCTTTACTAAGCAGCTCTCTTTTTTGTTTATCAGACAGTTTGTTATAATCCATAGCTCGGCACCCATTTTAAAGTCGAATCAACATCCTCAATAATGATTTTGTGATTTTTTATCGTACTACGATCAATATTTGATAGGTCTTCTTTATTTAGAAATACTGCTATATCCCCATTCGCCTTATCTCTGAATAACAGATAGTCTTGAACCGTCAAAAATATTATAGTGCCATTATATCCTACAGTATAAAAAGTTGGCAATGAACTATGATCATGCAATAAACACATAGTCTCATCACTAAAAATAAAAAAGTCTTCTATATCAGTATTATTGTAAAGAAAAGTTTTTATTCTTTCTATTAGATCAATATCTTTTGCTATATCTGTTGAAAATATACTATATCGCATTAGAGGTCTTTTTGTTAATGAAATGTGGAACTATGGTTTGATTTGAATCAATCATTTTATTTAATAGCTCAAATACAAAGTAATTGTAAAATGATGGATTAGATACTATTTTTTTTAGATCTTGTGCTTGATCCCGTGAAATAAAGTAAATTTCAGATAGGTTATTGTCAAGATCATAACAAATATTCTCTACTTTATTATTATGAATAATACATCCTAGTTTAGACTGCGAATTATGATCTATAAAAATTTGTGAAAACTTACTACTATCAAACTTACTAAAGGTATTAGCGGTTAGAATTTTATCTCCAAACATTATTAAAAGATCATCGTCTAGATATTCCTTAACTAAAGAAAGACTGTAAGCATTATTATATTGATCATATCTGTTATTATGAACAAATTCAAGTTGACTATATGCTTGATTATTTTTTTCAAGATAAGATAGTAATCTCTTATTATCAAACCCGTAGATATATACTATTTTTGATAGTGCAAACTTATTGGTAAGTATTTTATATTGGTGATGTAATATGTTCTTATTTTGTAACTTTATTAAACCAACACAGCCTCGTGATTTCATTCTTTTCTGATATTTATCGCCAAGAATAATAATATTCATATGATTGTATAATTAGATTCATTATCCAGTAGGTTTTGACCATTAAAAATTTCAAAAGCATAAATGCCACGACTAAATACTAAGCAGTCTTTATTTTGATTGGAAACAATATTGAATTGATCCAGGTCATAATGGACAACTTTGTTTGTGTGATCAATAAGTTTCTTTAGGTCTGTATTATAGTTAGTAAGAGATACAATAAATCGATTAGAATTTAATGACACAATATTTTTTAGTATATTATCAAATGTTAATAATGGATCCAATATAGTTTGAATACGCCACACATAATTCTTAGCATATTTATCCAGTAGGTTTTTTAACATTTCATATGGAAAACCCATATTATCAGCATATCTAATAATAACTAATTTTTTAGGCTTGATATCCAGTGTATCAACTTGTTCTAGAATATCCTCTAATTGATTTATACTTATCTTTTTAAGATCAACTACTAATAAATAATCAAGATTATTAAGCTCATTATATTTATCAATCTTATCCTTTATAGAACTATCTTTCAAATCAAACCTATCGAACCACTTATCTTCTCTGTATCCAATACATTTTTTCCCATTAATAATGTAGAATTCTTTACTATTATCATAGGCTTCTAGTATCTCTATATTTTTAGTTTTGTATTTGGATATATAGTCTAGTTCACAATCTATCTGGGTATTATTTTCATATTTTGCAAATACACAATCTTTACACGGAGTATGGATTTTATTTATATTTTCATTGAGCATTGATAAAGTCTTCTTTAGTTATAAGTTCTGGATTAGTTCTCATTTTTTCACATATAATTTTATTATTGAAAAATCCCTCTAGTATTTCTAATGCTTCTTTTTTATCAAAAATTCCTATAGAACCAGATCTAGTAATTAAAGTATTGGTAATGTCTTTTATTAGAGATTGTATATTTGCTGTTTTTAATAAATGTGGATCATTAATAACTTTTAAGCAAATAAACTCTATAAACTCTTTTCCACTTATATTGATTGGTACTTTAATTGATGTATTTTCTATATTTGACATATTCTTATGATACCATGGTAATTTACTATTAATATCTATAGTATCAAATGCTTCTTCCCAAACTCTATAAACATTATCCCAAGTATAAGTTAATAAACATTTTTCTCTAATAAGATCACTATTAGTTGCTTTAATATCATCTGATGTGTTTACAAAAAAGTTATATAACATATTAGCAGTAAAATTATTATCTGGATATGCCCTATTAGCATTAATTTCCATTTCTCTAAACATCTTTTGAACAGGTATTTTTATACCATTTAAATTTTCTGCGATTTCACTCATAGCACTATAATCAACAGAAGCTATTTGTAAGCCGCATGCTGCCGCTTCTACCTGTGGCATACCAAATCCTTCACAAATAGCATACTGTATGAAAATATCAAATAAATTATATATCTCATTTAGTTCACTGGTTGTAATACCATTGTTTGACGCAGCTAATGATACTGATCTATTATTGCATTTAGAACATATTTTTAATGATGGATGAAATTTTCCTACAGAAACATTATTACAAAATCTACATTTGTATGTAAAGTATACTTTATCTAATAAACCATATTCTAATAGTAAAGATGGAATATCCCACCCATTTTCTTCAGGATAAGATGTATGCAAATAAAGATATGTTTTATTATATATATCGTCTTGCTTGGAAGTCTTCAATTGTTCCAGAAACATTTTAAATGCTAGCAATAGTTCAGCTATTAATTTGCGTTTTTGATTACGCATAACAACACCTACTATATTTAGATCTCTTCCTAGATATTTAATCTTATGTGCTAATTTATTTTCTATAGGATAAAATTCATTAGGATTAATACCAGCATTAGCTATTTTTGGAAATAGATTTATTTTATTTCCACAAGATCGCTGTAAGACATTTTTAGCAAAATTAGTATATGGTACTACTAATTCAGCATTTTGATAGGTATATAGCCATTCTATCTTTGGAGGATCAGAATCGGTAGTTGGCATTATAACCCAACTAAAATATGATCTATATGGACTAGTATCTTGATAAGAGTACATCCAATAGTCTCTAACATCAAAAACAATATGTGGTTTGAAATCCACCAAGCATCTATTGAATCTCCATAATCCAAATTGATTGAGATTATTAGATGAATACTGCTGAAACCTAGGATCATCAGTTTTAACAGCATTTGGATAGAATTTCCAAGGAATATTTTTTATTCTTGAATCACCTATACCAGCATAACATCCTAATTCTGCTACTTCATATTTGTCGCTGTTATGAATGCGTGAAATGATTTCTTTACCGTATACTCCGTATCCGGTATCGAGAAAACTAGCATCATTGGCAATTAAAATTCTTTTTTTATTCATAATTTAATAGACCTAAGTAAAATCTCTAGCAACAAAAGCTGCTAGAGATTCTCTTAGATTAATGTTCAGAAAGCTACCGTTGTTTCGGCGGACTTCTCAACTTTCTTGGTTTTGGTAATTTTAGCAAAGTTGTTAACTCTTACCTTAAGAGTACTATGCTTAACACCATCCTTCTCCCAACTATCATTTCGTAACGATCCTTCGACCATCACGAGATCACCCTTCTTAAAAGATGATCCAATAGCCTCGGCACCACTATCCCATGCTTCACACTGAATAAACGATGTAATCTTGTCCTGCTCTCCGTTTGCTTTTACAAACTCACGAGATACAGCAATTGTAAAGTTAGCAACCGAAGTTTGCTTATCACCAACAACTCTGATCTCAGGATCCCTAGCAAGATTACCACGCAACATAACAATATTCATAAATTCTCCTTTGAAAAATAAAACGAACCAACGCCAACTAACAGTATAGTATATTGACCACGGCGACAGGTCAAGTTTTTGCTATATAACCCTTTTCTACTATGATACCATCTCCGTTCTTGGACTTAGATCCTTTCACAATAACAATATTGCCCAAAAATAGTAAATTCTTGAAAGTTTTGTATTGTTCAGGAAAAAATACTATAGAGTCAACACAACCAGTTTGATCTGTCATTGTAACAAAAGCCATTTCTTGACCGGGATTTTTACCACTTTTGGTCTTTACAATATTGATATTATCTATTTCTCCGCCAAGAATAAGATTATCTTTCATAGACGTATTCTTTAATTCTCTACATGTTATATTGGTCATACTAATATCATACATATCCAGCTTGGAACAAGTAATAGAGCATCCAAGTAAGGCATCTTCGCAGTCTGCTATCCACTCCGGACTATCATCCAATGAATGTGGTGGAAAATCTAAAGCATACAAAGAATCTCTGATAGAATTTTGTCTATTCTTATTAACTCTAGGTAAACCCATCACAAATCCCAAACATTCCTTTAGTGTGGTGAATTTGGTCAAGTTATTACAAATATGCTCAATCTCTTTGGCTGTTAAAGTGCTAACAAGATTATATTCATACAACATCTTACTTCTGGTTATTGGTATAAAACTAAGCGCCCCGCTTTGGATCAAAGCTTTGGCTGCTGTAGAATTAATTCTATTCAAAACTAAGAATAAAAACTGAAGCCAATTAGATGAATCAAATTTAACATTCAAAGATATTCCTCTAAGCTTATCAAATACCGATTTGCCCACACCCTTAATATCTGTTAAACCAAAATATATCTTATCGTTCTTCAATATAAAGAACTCATTAAGATTTCTAATATCAGGAGTATGAACAGTAATATCCATTTCATTAGCATTTTGTACCAATTCTTTTATCTCTGCTTGAGGATCTTTTTTATCTTTGGCAAATCTGAGATATGATGCAAAAAATATTTTTGGAAAATGTGCTTTGGCATATGCTGATAAGTACGCATTAATAGCATAACTAACAGAATGGGACTTATTGAAAGAATATCTTTGACTTTTTTCAATCCAACCAAACACCTGTTCTGCCTCATTTGTGCTTAAGATATTCAGTTTTGATGATCCTTCTAAAAACTTTGACTTAACCTTTGCCATTTCTTCTGGTTTTTTCTTACCAATAGCTTTTCTTAACATATCTGCTTCTCGCAAATTAAAACCAGCAACTATCTTAGCAATTTCCATTGCTTGTTCTTGATATATCATCTCTCCGTATGTTGAATTTAGGATTGGCTCAAGAACGGGATGAAAGTTATCTAGTGTTTCTTGACCATTCTTTTTATCGATATAATGATTGGTTACACTTTTACCATCTCTAATAGCCTCTAATGAGCCGGGTCTTAACACAGCAATTAGTGCAGAAAGCTGCTCTATATTTTCTGGCTTAAGTTTTTTGGCTATGGATCGTCCTAGACGAGATTCTAATTGAAAACAACCCTTAGTATTACCATCCGAAATTAGACCCCATGTTCTGGAACAGTCCAAATTTATAGAGTTAATATCTGGATCAAAAACTAATCCATTGTTATCATTTAACTCAAAAGAACATCCACAAGGATATTGATATTTTTTAGTCATGCCTGATTTGCAAAAGAATTCTTAAACTTTACCTTTTGTCCCAAATTACGATGTAACTTTAAAAACCTAATTATTATTGCTGCTGTATCCTGAACATCTTTTAGAGCATCGTGAGCACCATCTTTGCTAATTCCCAGATAATCTCTCACAGTATCTAACGAATAACTTTTAAGATCACTACTATGCTCAAACCAATAAAACATTAATTGCATAGCATCTATAGTGTCTCTAGGATAAAATAAATCTGTTCTTTTTTCTTTGTTCAAATTACCATACTTTTTGCTTAATCTGTCTATGATATGTAGATCAAATCTATGTATATTATAACCAGCAGCAATAGGTGCAGAAAATTGACTTTTTTTAGTTGCTCGTGAATGGTATTTATCCAAATAGGCTGTGAATAATTTCCAAGAATGATCCTGTTTAGGATATTTATACCACGAGGCTAAAACCTCGTCTTGAGAACACCCTTTAACCTTTGAATGAAAATCTAATATATCTGTTTCGTATTTGTAGTTTTCGTTGTTTTCCAAAACTTCTGGCCTAAAGTTTATATTGAACTCTGAGCCGGGTATAATGTCCAAATTTAATGGATCTATCATAATAGCAGCAATCTGTACAGGACTGCATTCTGATGGATCCGATCCGTCTGTCTCAAAATCAAAAACACAAATCTTATTATAGTTGATCATTCACTTCTACTTCATCTTCTTGATTAAAAAGCACTCTATTTCTAGGATCTAATACTTGTATAGCATTTATTGTTTTACAACAACTAATTTTTACTAGTTGTATTTTTTTGAATTCCACACCATCTTTGCTAAATAATGTATTTTCAGCCACATCTTTAAACTTAACCATCATTATTGAACTCCTTCATTTAAAAGGTCTCTGATTGTCATCACTTTATCAAGAAGAGCAACACCAAGAATATCAAACTTAATAATTCCTATGCTTTCCAAGTCTTGCATCTCCATTCCTGCTATTAACTGATCATTCTTACTATCATAAACCATAGGACATAATTCATTTAATGGTTCACTACTGATAGCAATACCAGCAGCATGTTTGGACTGATTTGACTTGGTGCCCTCTAGTCTAATAGCCTGTTCAAACCTTTTTGACAAGAGGCCTTGTAGTTGTCCTTTTTCATCAATAAAGCACCATTCTTTAAGCTTATCATTATCGTTTTCCAAAGCCCATCGAACGATGGATGCTTCGCCAGTTTCTTCTTTCATCTCTTGAAGATCATCGGCAATCTTAGACTCATCGGGGATATTTTTGGTTATCTTATTCATTTCTTCAAATGTAATATTACCATATACTCTTAATACGTCTTTTAGTGCGCCCCTACCCTTGATCGTATTGAAAGTAACCATTTGAGAAACTTTGTCCGAACCATATTTGTCTTTGATATATTGAATAACCATTTCTCGCTTTTCGATAGGTATATCTACATCAATATCTGGCATGGAAATATTGTCTGCTGTGTTACGACCCTCATTATAGAATCTTTCAAAAAGCAGACTATATTTTATAGGATCAATATTAGTTATGCCGATGAGATAGGATACCAAACACCCCGCCGCACTATTGTGTACTCCAATCCCTTCAACATTATAAGATGCTGTATTGGTTACAGACAAATCGCACACAGTACCCTTATATGATAGCGACGTTTTTCTTTTTATTTTCATGATGTAATTTTCTAGCCTTTCGATAAAATAATTTTGTTTGTTCATCCCAGTCGTAATATATGCAATACTTTGCATTAAATTTGGTCTTTGCTGCTATCATTTTTAATTTATTGCGTTCAAAGTGTCGATTATACCAAATTCCTTTTCCTTTTATTTCGACAATAGTTGTGTTATTGATAATAAAATCAGGAAAATATTCTCTTTCGATAGTATTTTCATCTACATACTTAATAGAATCTTGATCATATCTTTTAATCGGCATACTATTGTATTCACACCACAATATAAAAGATAGTTCTAGCGCACTATCATAGTATATATCGTTATATAATCCTCTAAGACCCCCAGTAGCAATTCCGTTTGTAAAATTATATCTTCTATTATTGGTTAAATTAAGAGTAGCCTTATTTTTAAAAGCCTCATCATTAACCCATCTTTCTTTAAGATATTCAGAAGCTTTATTTTTTCTTGTTCTTGTCCAAGATTTTGATACTGCCTCCGCGTTCTTTTTCTTTTGTTCTTCTTTATTTTGCGCTATAAGTTGTGCTTTCCTATTTTTTTCTATCCAGTCTGAATTATCAATAGTTCTATATCGCAAAAAACATTTCTGACATTGACACCAATATATTTTTGGGATGTTTACTCTGCTCCTAATAAATTTCTTAAGTTTAGCGTATTCAAAAGTTTTATTGCATTTTATACATATGTCTTTAATAGGTTTATTGCTTAATCCCCTGTATTCAAAATTATTGTCTTGTAAAGATTTAAATGCTATATATTCCATACAAGATTGTCCTTTCATAGTAGGATACACCAAAAGTGGTCCAGGAAGAGGTTCTTATTATATTTTGGCCAAATCATCATTTTCTGATAGATACTGGGCTTCAACCCAACCCCTATTTAGTGTTAAAAATCTATGATCTTTTGTACATCTTATGATTTTACCATTTTCTAATTCTATTTCCAGTATTTCTTCATCTATTTCATATCTCATTATATCATAGACTCTTTGTTTATTTCCAAAAGCATCTATTACTTGATCTCCTATTTCTATATTATAGATAGGCATCAATTCACCAGAAGCCATTTTAACTCTTGTTTCTGGTATAAAACAACCTCGTCCCGGTCCCGGAAGCCATCCTTCTCTTTTAACATAGTTCACAATATCTTGTACTATTAAAAAATAACTACTCAGCCCAGCACCCTGTAAAACCTCTAGTTCGTATTTGATACGATCCAAGTATGGTTGTTGATCTTCTTTAGGTACAACATTTGCTATTTTATCTCTCCATCCGTTTCTACACAGTTCTCTTAAATATTCATCCTGAGAGAAATTTGGTGGACATTTAAATAATGGTAATTTAGGTTTACTTAGTATGTTATATTCTTCCACTAAATCACACACAAAATTTGTATTATTGATTTCTTCTTCTGTGTGTATGTTCTTCATTTCCTCCTGAGATGGAATATGATAATTATCTGATGTAAAAAAGCACCCCATAGGAATATCTTGATCGTTTATGATTTTACGACTAATATCAGAGAATGTAATCTTAAGATTGTTGCACAATAATACTCGCTGATCAACAGCATCCTCTTTGCGACAATAATGAGCATCAGGAGTACATATAACTTTAGTATTGGTTAATTGTCCCAATTTTCTGATGCAGTTTGTGAGGATTTCTTGGATTGGCAGATTATCTTTATCTATTAATTGAGCTTCCAAAAACAAATGATCACCAAATATAGTCTTAAGATAAGATATATGTTGTACTCCTATATTTTGCCAATCATCTCTAAGAGCATCCCCGTCTAGTATTTGATCTGCTAGTGTTGATCCAAGATGACCAGTTATTCCGATCAAATCCCCTGAATGAAGATCTTTTAGTGTTGGTAAATCCAATCTCGGCTTATGATAATAATATTCTGGATTATTGGATGATGAAACTATCTTGATAAGATTTCTCCATCCTGAATAATTCTTAGCCAATACCAGAAAATGACTTAGTTTTTTGTTATCTTTTTCTTTGATTTTTGGGTTTTGACTACAAATGTAAAGTTCACATCCAAGTATAGGCTTTAGTCCAGCTTTTTTCATAGCAGTATAAAACTTGATGGTTCCTGCTATGTTACCATGATCTGTTAACGCACAAGCAGATGCTCCGATCTCTTTGCATCTTTCTGCTATTTGCTCTGGTTTGGATAGTCCATCCAAAAGTGAAAACATAGTTCACTTAGGAATGGACGTGTAGCGGCACATATCGTTGCTCAACGCCCATTTCTTATATTCTCCTTATTGGCTACAACCTTCTCACATAATTCGATAAACAAATTTAATGGAAAGTCTAGTTTCATCTTATTTATATCTTTTTTAACCCACCAAACGTTATTTTTTACATATCCTTTTGAACTGTCTATCCTATCTAATGATCCATCAATATTCAAATCTATAATTTCATTAGTTATAGCACATCTCTTGTTTTGTTGTTGAAATAGTTCCCATAAGAATTTTGGAGTTAGGTTGAAATCCCATTTTTTCTTTTTGGCTCTTAATCTAATCTCACAAAATCTGCTTCCACTAATACCACAATACCCCTTCCAATTCCATCTTTTTGAGCCACTAATTTTGTTCAAACAGCCACAACTTTTAACCTTGCCTATTTTTATCCTAGAGGATGGTACTATTGTCTCGCTTCCGCAGTCACACATACACTTCCATGTAATTGTGCCGTTTTTTAATTTTCCAACAGGTTCTACTAAAGTTAACAATCCAAAAATTTGGCCTTTTTTAATTTTATTATTTTCTTGTCTAGTTCTTGGTATTTTGTAATATCCTAAATAATTATATACGGTTTTAACGTGAATCCCCAAACTTTTAGCTATTTTATAGGCTCCTTGTTTTGGATATTCTTTTTCTAGATATTTTTTTGTTAATTTATTATCGTAACATTTTACAAAACGACCATTGTCTACTTTTCTGCCTCTCATAAAATTTCCTTATACTCAATTTGCATTATCACTCATAGTATGAATACACAGATAATAAAAAAGAGGTGAAAAAGAAATGGGTTGTGTTCATTCTGCGCTTCCGGGTGCTTTGTACTTACCAACAGTATATCCAGGAAAAGTGTGTTGGTCAATCACATTGTTAATGCCTTTCAGATCAATATCGTGTTTGATTTGTTCACACTTGGTCATGAAAGTATCTTTGGCACATATTTGATTATCTCTATATTCTATGATGGGTAGAATATGACTATTCTCAAAAGTGGTTTTTCCAAAATGACATAATTTGGTGCATTTCCAACTTTTGTTAAGTGATGGTCTTGTGGTATCTCGTATGGTTTCAAACTTTTGTCTAATCATATTTTCTGTTTTTGGCAAATCGCTCTTATCATAACAAACACTAAATGCTCCGCCATCATTAATAAAATTGATGGTAAAAATAATATGATCCATTTTCGGATACAATTTTTGCACAGCATAGTGGTATATTCTTAACTGAGGATCATTTTGAAGTTTTTCCAAAGTTTTTTCTTGACCAGTTGCCCAGTCTAGTCTGCGGCCAGTTTTCCAGTCAACAATTTCTATGGTATTTTCGTCCACTTCCGTAATAAGATCAATAGTTCCTTTTATCGCCAAATTACCATCTAAAATTCCTGATTGTGTTTTGTACGAATAATAGGCCCAAGGTTTATCTATAACTATATCAAAATGTTGCTCTGGTTGAAGTATGTTTCTATTGCGTGGATCGAAGGTTCCGTTGTGATCTGTGATCGCTTTGTTGACCCATAGACGACAATCTTTTAAATCTTTGGCCGACCATGAGTGATGTTTAAACTGAGACGTATAGTATTGATAAACAGCATCAATAATTCGGTCTAAATCATAGTCATGAACATTAATAGGACCAACAATATCATCAGTATAAATATTTTCTTTATTTTGTAATGTTAGCTTAATATAGGCTAAAATCTCTAAAGCTTTATGTACTATAGTGCCCTTATCGGCCTTAATTCCTGATGGGGATCTAATGCCTAGTACATATTCAAGAAAATACTGTTGAGCACAGAAACAGTGTGTGTTAAAACTTGAACTTCGAAGATAGGTTATAATCACTTGTTGTATTCCGCTACTTTCTTACAGATACTTATAAACTCCATATCTGTCATATGCATTTTCATAGTGTTTATATGCTTGTGTACCCATTGCACATTATCTTTTGTATATCCTTTATTACTATCTATTCTATCTAGAGACGCAGTAATATCTGTTTTACTTTTAACGCCCCAGGCTTGAGGAAATCCTATTTCTATGCCAGATAAAGCACATTTTCTATTTTGTTTTAGAAATAATTCCCATAAAAATTTTCCATTTAAATTGAATTCATAATCTAATCTTTTTGCTCGTAATCTTAATGTACAGATATATGATTTGTGTATTTCACCAAATTTTTGTGTGGTTTTTACTGGCCTACCAGCCCTATTATTATTGTTGGGTATATCGTATTTTTTTAATAATCTTTTAAGCGTATTTGTGGATTTAAGTCCTAATTCTTTTGCTATGGTGGTTGTGCTCTTTTTTTGTTTGGTATAATGTTCTTCTAAATATTCTTTAGTTATAAAATATTTTTTAGCTGGCATAAATTTTTCTCCTTATATGTCTAATCTTAGATACACCGAATATTATTTAAGACACACTAAAGTATTCCTTGATTAATAAGAAATTGTTTGATAAGATTATTCTTTTCGTCTATTGAGCAGTTTGTGTTGTCTATTACACAACTAAATTTCGACCAATCGTACTTAACTGGATCCAGAGCAATCTCAGGTTCTGACCAAGAATGAAAAGGATCTCTCGCTAATCTAACCACAAATCCACCAGAGTCTAAAACAGCATCAACTTCATTTGGAAATCTATTATCTAATAGTAGAGCCATATCGATATTGTCTTTATGGATTTGTTTAATAGTAGCATCTACCCATATATTATTTTTCATTTTTCTAAAAATTCTTGTACCCACAAATTCCATAACTTGTCTTGCTGTCATAAATCCGCTAGAATCATATTCAGAATCATAAGTCCATGATATATCATAGTCTGGCATATCTTTCCAGCGAATATTGGTCAGACTATTCTTATCTTCATCACTACCATAGCACTGCTGCTCAGTTAATCCTAATAAGTCTATACAAATATTTCTTTTTAGAGGATCAGCAAAGCTATAGGTTTTAATGCTGATTTTTGGATTTATAGAACGGATAAGATCCTGTACATATTCTCCAGATGTACTTTTACCAGATTGTTTTCGTCCAGAGAATGCTAAAATTGTTGTCATACTATTTTTCCTAGATAATTCTTAATTTGATCATTAATTTCTTCACTATTCATTTCTCCCACATCGCTCTTTGATATTTTGGGTATAAAAATTCTATAAGTATTCTGGCACTTATTCTTAATTTGTTCAGCGGCCTTTATTCCTGCTTCATCGTTGTCTGTTAGTATCACAATATTCATAGCTCCAGATGAATCTAATATGATCTTTTGTCTATCGCTCAAGGATGATCCAAAAATAGCTACACTATTATGAATACCGTTTTCTTCTAATCTCCAAACATTACCAGGACTTTCTACCACAATAACTGTTGATGTTTTAAGAATATGTTCTTTAGCAAACCAGAAGTTGTAAAGATGATTCTGGCTTTTAAAGTCTGTGTTATGTTTCCATTTACAAAATTTCCAAACATCGTCGGGTAATGGACACCCACCATTGGGATTATGAAATCCTTTGCAATTTGGACATTTTTCGTGGATGCTTCGTCCGGTACATCCTACCATATAACTATAGTTATTGTCATATATTGGCACAACAATTCTATCACTCATCTCTTTACCAGATTTACTACATAAACCAACATCATATTTGGTTAGTATTTCTGGTGAATATTTTCGATCTAAATAGTATTGAGCAGGAATAATTAAAGATTTGACTATCTGACTTCTGGTTACTCTGCTTGTGCTTTTTTCTTCTGTCTTGTTGAGATAGTTAACAACATTCGTGAATTGTTTCTTTTCTCTTTCTGTTTTGGATATTTTTAGATCGGATAGGTCTTGTTTAATAAATTTTAGGGCATAATCAACAGCCTCATTAAAAGAGCACATCTTATCACCATCTTTATTCCATCCATGATGATGACGAGATAATATGCCTCTAATAAATCCTAGTACTGATCCTTTGAATGTTTTTTCACAATTGTGCGTTCTACACTTCCAGTTTCCTCTATAACTGTCTCCTTCTGGATACAAGTTAAGTGCGGACGCATTATCTCCACCATGTATGGGACAGGCCATAACGATCATCTTGGATTGAGTTCTATAATCAATTCCAAAAGAATCTAATAGTGGCTCAATATTGTCACAAACCTGATCACAAATCAGCTTTAGTTTTAATTGATCATTCAAATGGGATTTGGTCTTCATCGCTATCGTTTTCATCTACAATAAAACCTTCTTCATTAGATTTGACATTATTCTTAATTTCCAAGTGCGTTCTTCCCTCTTTAATTTGGGCACACCATCCCTTCATATGACAGTTGATATAATCGTTATCGTCCAGACCGCCACCGTGTCTGCATACTAATGGTATTAGTTTACGATTACCACCATCTGGCCCATCTTCTGCTATTTCTTCATCGCTCTTGCGTTTAAAAATTGAGAAATTGCTACACAACCAAATGATTCGATCTGAACCACTAGCAGAGTCGGTACTTTCTTTTGAAATACCATCTCTATTCAACTGTATAAAAGCTACGATTGGCACTTTGTATCTAACAGCAAAATTATGCAAACTGGTCATCATAAATCCTAAAACCTGATATTCTTTAAGATCTTGGCTTATACCAGCACTATCCATAAGCTTTAGATAATCATAAAATATCACACACTCTTTGGCTGTACCATCATCATTTAGTCCTACCTCTTTAACTAGCCATCTTCTCATTATAGCTAATTGATCCTCAAAAGGCATACCAGCAATACTTTTGTGGTATATATTCATACCTTTTAGTTTTTCTGCTGAGGATAGTATCTTATTCTTTTTGTCAACAGATTCAGAAAATTTACCAGTTTCGATAGAGTTAATATCAACTTCGCTCATCATAGCCAATAGTCTATGAATATGATCTTCTTTATTCATTTCGGTATCCATATTTAATATGGGAATACCTAATGCTGCTATGTTTTTACTCATATTATCAGACATAAGAGTTTTACCAACTTTTGGTCTAGCACCAATTACATTGATTGTTCCTCGTCTTAGTCCACCACCAATAGCCTGATCGTATATTGGAAATCCTGTTGGAATACCCACCTGATCCAATTTAGTTTCTTCTAGATGTTTAATATAATCATCAATAGAAGAAGATATTTGTTCTGGACCACTATCACTATCATTTAGCAGCGAAGTGAAATTAAAAATACTATCTTCGGCCAATCCTATAATCGAAGATATTGGTTCTGATCCTGTTATCTCTAAGATTTTATCCTGAGCTAGTTCTAGCTGCTTTCTTAATAGTCTAGCTATTTCTAGCTTTCTTATCTTGGCCGCAAATTTTCTAACATTATCAAGACTAACAGGAAAATCCATAATAGCCTTAAGATGCTGGGTTTCCTCTTTCTTTGAAAGAACATGAGAAACTCCCAAATCCTGAGCCACAGAATAGATGGAGGCTATATCAATAGTTCCGTGATTATTCTCGCAAAGATGCTTTAAGCATTTGAAGATAATGGTATTGCTATCTACAGTAAAAGATGATTCCTGTAATATATCAGCAATGTCCAAATAAGCATTTTCACCATACGAACAAATACCAGCCAATACCGCTCTTTCTGCGGCGGGATCACACAAAATCATCAGCCTGCTCCTGTTGCGCACTTGTTACACTTGTATCTCTCTATTTCCATAGACTCAAGAATACTTGGTGCAACCTTATCTTTTTTACCACAAATTCTACATTGAACCTTAACAAGTTCAAACGGCCTATTTCTTAGTGATGGTGGTGGTTTTTTGATCTTACGATCTATCTCCACATCCTCTTTACACATACCAAATTCTGGCATGTTATCAAATTTGTTTGTGCTTTTCTTTTTGGTTTGTCGTGGTTTGGATGATCGCTGAGTTTTACGCTTTGGTGTCTCTACCTCATTTTCATCATCATTAGTTAAACCCTTTTGTAATATTGCTATTAATGCTTTGATATCATCATTATCAAGACCCATGTTTCACCTTTGTCCTTTGTACAGAAAGCATAATATCTGAAAGATTTTTAACGCTATTAGCTAAATATGATAGTCTATCCATGCGCTGTTGAGCATACTTTTTAATCTTATTCAATGAGATGGCTTTATCATTATGTTTAATGGCTTGTATAGATTTTTCTACAAAGCCGTATCCTTTATAATTATTTATTTCATCTGCTATGGTCTCTTTAATATTTTCTTCTGCCCAGTTGTGTCTGGCAATTTCTCTATTAAGAGTTCTCTGTAAGAAGAATGCGTACTGTGCTAATCTATAAGATATTTGAGCACAATCTTCCGGATCTAATTTCTCTATAGCATCTCTATTCATGGTGAAGTATGTATTTAGTTCACTTTCTGTGAATCCATGAACATCTGAATATATACCTAGTCCTATAGAATTCTCATATTCGTCAAGTATATCGTCCCAATACTTTAGTTCCTCTTTGGATGTTTTAGCACTCATTTTGGATTAACTCGCTCCATTCATTTTCTTTTTGATCAAATCTAAGACCAATATACTTGATTCCATTTATTTCACACCACTCTTGTTTTTCTCTATCTCTTTTTTGTGCTTTTAAAAAATTAAGCATAGTAGAATGGTAGAATGGTACAAATTTAAAATGTTGTTCACCATGAACTTCTATGCAAATTTTCTTTAATGGTATATAAAAATCTAAATATAATACCTCGCCCTTCCTCAATGGTATCGGCACTTCTTCTAGTAGTTGCAGAGTGGGGAAGTGGCCAGTAATCAGTTTTCTTGCAGACAGATGCAAAGAAGACCTATTGCTAACTTTACCTTTAGCCATATTGCCGGTTAATAGCCAATTATGTGATTGACCATCTAAAGCTTTAATTATCATTCTATGCCTAAAGTTATTTTTATAGTTTTTACAAGATCTTGATATATAAGATCATTTTCAACTAAGTACTGTCTAGCCTTTTCTGTTCCTTGAAACTTAGGCTTATCAGGCAAGCTTGTAAAGGTATACCATGCCCCACCCTTATGTATTAATCCAAGATCAGAAGCCATTACAATAGCTTCCATTTGTTTATCTATACCCTGTCCATATCTAATATAACCTAGAACTTGGCGTCCTGGTGGTCCTAATGGAGAAGAACCAACTATCCACTCTATTTCTTGTCCTATTTGTGTATTTTCAGCACCTAATAGCCATGGCTTACTCGATTTGGCTCTTAACTTAACATCTACCTGATAAGCAATACCGGTACCACCGCCCTCTTTAAATTCTGCACCATATCCGGTTGGATTACCTATTAAATGAGTGATACCAATTACAATATTTTTATTAACCGGAATAACATTGCCGACCTTTCTGCAAAACTTTTTCAATAATTTAGCACCATCTGCTCTTTGCATTTTATCCATTTCACTGGTGATTTCTGCTTCTGTACATAACGATGAATACGAGTCTATAATAAGAATAGACCCAGGGATCTCATTAATAATTTTTTCTGCTATGGTTAGATATTCCTCGGCATGTAATATTTTACCCTGTTGACTACCAATAACATTAAATCTGGATAAATCTAAATTAGCTATACCTTCTAAGTCTCTTTTTCTTAGCCTACCCTCAACATTCAAATAATAAACCTCTCTTGGTTTTTTTAAATCTCCTTGATAAATTTCTTTTTGTGCCGTAGCAGCAAAGTCTAACGAAGTTAGCGTTTTTCCACATTTAGGATGTCCAGTTAAAATAACAAAACTGCCTTCTGGAATACCTCCATTAAGAGCATAGTCTATAGATGGACTTACTGGAATGGTTAATACTTTTTGGTCTATAATAGCATTACCATTTAATATAACATTATCACCGAAGCTTTTAACCACATCATCTTTAAGACTCATTATCTAGATCCTTTAACTTGGAAATAATATTTGACTGTTTGACTGAATTACGATCAAAATTAACTGTGCTTGGTCTACTTAATTTTAGTGACAGTTCTTGGTTTTGACTCTGTAGTTTTTGTTCTTCTTGCTCTATGATAGGAGTTAAAAAAGGTGCTCGCAGAGAGTATATTTTTTGAGCCTTATCGCTATTTAGGGCTCTTATAATAGCAGTATCAGAGTATTTTTTTAACAACTTATGCGCAGAAGCAATTTGATCCTTATAGAATTTTTCCCATAATTTATTGGTCCAAAATCTATAATGTAAATCTTTTTTACTATTCTTAGCTTTTCTTTCACAGATTATCTCTGTGATATACTGGGCTGCGGTAACTTGTTTACCGTTAGAATACTTTGAAGGATAAAGTTTATCAGACATTCAATCAGTCTTTGGCCTATGAATATAGTTTACGTTCGTTTTCTTGGTATTCATATTCTTGATAAACTCATCAGACAACTGAGCAGCACTTTCTGTCATGATACTAACGGTATTGTTTTTCTTACCAGAAGTATGACGAATCATTAAATCTGCTGTTTTGTCTTTGTTTTTTGGTTTTGGTTGTGAATCACCAAGAACCTTGGTTACTTCTGCTAATGGTAGCTTTAATTCATTAGAGATTTCTTCTGGACTTTTCTTAGCATAATCAGATAAATATTTGATAGCATACTCTTTGGTTTTAGAAATTTTAGCCATTAGTTTAGTTCCCTTTCAGCATTATTTAACCATGCGGTATTTTTGGTAGCAAGAAAATTAATATATAGATCGAATACTTTAGCATTAACTTCTTTGAATTCGAATTGTTTACGACCTATTTTGGATAGAAACTTGGTATTTTTACCTTCGCTAAATAATCCAATAGGATTATAGATTTTACCATAAGTTCCAACCTTGATATAATATCTTGCGGGTTTATTGTCTGTAACCACAGACTTGGCTGCAACCTTATTATTCTCTTCGTTAGATCGTGGTTTACCATTATCATCTAAATAGTCATGATCGCCTAATATAGTATAATAGGCATAAGACTTAGTAGATGGAGTTACATTCTTTTGAAAAAACATGGTTTCGTCATTTAACTGGGCCATATGGTTTTTGTTCCTTTCTTCATGCGTGACATTCCTTTGGGTAGTGGTTTTTCTTCTGTTGTTTCTTTGTATGAATTGTGCTTTCTATATAGATCAGCCTTTTGATCCTCGCTCATTCGATCTCTATTTCTATTAGCCAGATCACCTATGGTTTTCAACTCGCTATCTGATTTTTTTACAGATGTATTTTGGGTGATAATATCCTTAGTATATTCCCTAATTGTTTTTTTACTTTTACAACAAGAACATTTGGGTTTTTCTACATAGTCTTTGATATAGAAAAACAACTCAAACTCTGATTCACAATTTTCGCAATAATAAGAATAAGTAGGCATTATAAATATGATTCTGGTAAATAGCCAATCCATTCAGATGGGATCTCTGATCTTATCTTAGATAGATAGGTGGTTATAGGCAAGTACTTTACATTTTTTTGAGGTTTATTTGGCAAATTCTGTAACGGCATATTGGCTTGTTTAGGTGTTCTACTACCTTTTCTTCTGTTGCACTCTCTACATGCTGTAACAATATTGGTCCAAGATGTTGGAGATCCTATATTATAATCCCAAACCGACTTTGGAATAACATGATCATATGTTAATGTACCAATATCAAATCTTTTATTACAATATTGACAGGTATAATTATCTCTTATGAATAAGTTTTTTCTAGAAAATTTTACTTTGTAGTTATTTATTCTAAAATATTTTGCTGTTTTTACAACAGCAGGGATAGGATATTTTTTATTAACTCCACAAATAAAATCATCTTTATAGAAATCTATTATCTCCACACCAATACGAACATCATATGAATGTTTAATAGACCATAACAAAGCCTTTTGCCAACCAATAATAGTTAATGGAGTATAATCAGCATTAAGCACTAAGCATCTAGAGTGTTTGGTTTCCATTTTCGTAAGAGTCAAGTTTGGTTAAAATAGTACCTATGATTGGATGACGCACAATATCTTTCATATCAAGATATGATATGCCGATACCGTCAATGTTATTTAAAAGTTGAGTTAAAACGTAAAAACCGCCCTGTAAATGTCTTCGTAAATCTGATTGACTAATATCTCCAGTTAGTACCATTTTACTGTTGTTACCAAGCCTTGTCAAGAGCATTTTTAATTGATCATACGATGCGTTCTGGCATTCGTCGGCCACAATAAATGAATCATGAAAATTGCGTCCTCTCATTAAGCCTAATGGCACTATCTCTATTCTGTTATTACTTTTTAAACTATTATATTGGGCGGGAGAGATAAAGTGATTTACCTCGTCTAGAAGAGGTAGTAGATAAGGATGTAGCTTTTCTTCTGCTGTGCCTGGAAGATAACCTATCTTTTCTCCACTTTCTACTACTGGTCTTGTTATAACAATTTTTTTAACCTTGTTCTCTAACAGATATTCTAAAGCCATACCTATGGCAATATGTGTTTTACCACTACCAGCAACACCTTGACAAAAGGTGATGTGATTTTCCGCCACTGTGCGGATATATTCTTTTTGATTATCTGTGCGTGGTTTTAATCTATTGCGATATTTGGTTTCTGCCGGACTACTAATTTCATTAGTTAAATCAATAACTGCGGATTTTTTCTGTGAGTTTTTAGTTTTTTTTCTCAATGGTTAACCTTTCGCGGATAGAGTTAAATTAGACAAGCGCCACCGGCACAACTAATTTCCTCGATCCCGACAGTATTATCTTCAGTTTCCAATAGTTGTGTATAATCAACCTTCTTGAAACTATTAAACAAATCACAATAAATCTTCCAGTTATAAACATCCTTCATACAGTATGTTAATCTTCTGGTGTCTCCATTAAAGTATTTACCAGCAAAGTTTTTCATTTTGGTTACAAACATTAATTTAGATTCATGATGGTCTTTATTAGCTTGATTTAATACTACATAATCACAAGCGGCCCAAAGATTATTATTGAATGCGTTTAGTGCAAGCTCTATTAATCCAGAACACCATAGCGCAGCATCTCCGTACTCTTTAACTATTTCTCTACTAGTATAAACAGTAGTAAATGGGGCTTGTGGATAGTCTTTATCTCCGCTTTGAGGAATTAGACTAATACCAGCAAAATACTTTCTATTGTCATAAATATACTTTGTAACATCATCCCATTCATCTGGTTTTACTGTTACAGTATTACTAACATTGTGACATAAATATTTTTGAGTACATAAATGAGTATTTTTACCACTTTGCACCCAATGCTTTTGAGTATCCTTAACTACAGATAACATCTCTATAGCTGGTAATTGATTTTTAAGTTTAGCCCCATCTGGAACCTCTATGGGAAATTTTATAACCTCATCGGTATTATTGGCAGACCACGATGATTTTTCGCATGACTGCGGATTTATTTTCTTAAAGTGCTGGTAGGGCGCCTCTAAAATATTGGCCTGTACATGGCGTATATATCGTTTAGCATGGTGTGGGTGGATACCGGATGAAGTACCTAGCATAGAACTTGCGGTTCCTTCTGGCTTCAAGCAAGTCACCCGTGCTGCTTGGTTTATGCCAATTTTTTTAGCTATTTCTTTATTAGTTTCTACTGCAACTTTAGCACCAGTTTTGAGTACCTTTTCTGACAATATCAAATCATGTTTCTCCATAATACCTGTCATTGATACTCCCAATAATGATTCTTTACAAAAAATCTTTTCTGATATTTTACCAAGATAATCTAAATTTGTAAACCCGGCTTGTAAAGTACCTATTATAGCAGCGGCTTTGCATCTTTCATAAAAATCATTTTCATCTTCTAATGAAGAACAGTTGATAGTGCTCAAATTACATCCTTGCCATCCACTAGCGCCACTATCAATATCAACAGGATATAGGTTAACCTCGACACACGGATTGAATACCATTTCTGTTGATTCTGCCCAAATAAATCCTGGCTCACCAAACTCTTTAACGCTTTCCATTAAAATTTGGAACTCTTCAAATGTTGTTTGTTCTTTTAATAATAATGCAGAATTATTACTTCGGGCTCTTTGAGGATTCTCTATAAACCAGTTACCCGTTTTTGCCTTAGCCATCTCTTCATCTTCTGGACTAAATAATGCTAAACTAGCAGATCTTCTAACACCGCCACTTAATACAGCATCACTACTGTGCATAACAATATCATAAGCATCAATTGGTCTTAATTTTTTCTGACCATTTCTAATACAACGATCTAGTAGTGCTCTTATTTTTTCTAGGCCGTTTGCTAGTGGTTCATAACCGGGGGCTTTACCAACCCCACTAGCCAGCGACGATCCTTTTGCTCTAATATTTGAATAATCAAAAACCACATGAGTATTCTTATATTGCTTAAATTCTTCTACAGGCTTGCTAGAATAGCTGCTTAATAAGACACCTAGAGCATCAGCCCATCCTTCGATACTGTCATCGATAACATATTTTGTGGCTGTTTCTGGTTCTGGATTGTGTTCTAGCGAAGGTAGTTTTGATACATGGTGCTTTTGTACACTAAATCCTGTGCCACTACCACACAACAATAGCCAAAAACATTCTTGGAAAAATCTTAAACGATCACAATAACTTGCTGTACAATTAAAAATTTTACTATTTCTTTTTAGTATTGGATCTCCACCAAACTGTAATGCTCTTTGAGATCCTAATACTTTCTTTTTATACATCATATCGTATGCCCAATTGATTTGGTCTGTTATACCAAAATCAGCATACTTTGTATGCATCATGTTTTTAACTCTTTCGACCGCTTCTTTCCAAGTTTCCCTGCGATTTTTATCTTCTAGCCAACGAGCATATTTGCTAACGAAAGTATAATTTTGCAGTTCTTGAAGAGCGGACATATTATCTCCTATTTATCTGTATCTATTAAAGTAAGAAGGCCAAATAAGACTAGGCCATGAAAAGAATAGTTTATCATTTCGGGATTTTGTGTGAACCATCGTTGATAAAAATAGATTCCTATGCTAATATAAAATGCTATCTTGTACATTATAATACACCACACAATTGTTTCAGCCACGAAAGGTCTGGATCGATATATAAAATTTTGATTCCGCTCATTGAGACAAAAGTATCAAATCTGTCTTTTGCTTTTTGATCGAATAGATGGGTTCCATGATCTTTTGTCATAACAACCGTAGAAACTCCTTCTTGCCATAAAGCCATTATACAGTCGTTGCAGCTTTGACCAGTTACATATGCTATGCCATTATCCGGCCTAACTATACAATTAGAAAGAGCATTTCTTTCGGCATGAATCATCCAAGGATATTTTTCTGGTCTAGTTTTGGGTAGTTTTGAATCATCTAATCCTCTTGGAAATCCATTGTATCCTACTCCTAGAATACGATTATGAGAATCTGTGATCACACAACCATGCTGAGTTTGCTCATCATGACTACGTTGAGAAACAACTTTTGCTAAACCTAAAAAATAATCTGTCCACGATGGTCTGTTCATACAACTATTATATGCCAACAGTTCACAGAGTCAAGACACAATTATAGTATTTCTGTTAATGGACCAGACTGTTCGGCTGCTGCCATTTCTAAATCAAGCTCTCCAAATTTTTCTCTGTTATCTCCAACAGCATGTAGCAGCGATAGATAGAGATTGCGAATGGTTCTGTTGCCGGTACTACCATAAGCTGGATATTGTAAAAATCTACCATCGGTTTTTAGTCTGCCGCCTAAATTACCTATCAATACAATAGGCCATTCGGCACAAAAACCATGATGACCCTCACCAGAGTCGCTCATCCAAACTATAAGACTATTATCAAGCATTGTACCATCGCCCTCTTTAATAGAATCGAGTCTATTAGCAATATCTAATACTCTTTCAGCATGATATTTACGAATTGGTACAGATAAATTATCTGGTCCATTCATATGACCAATAGCATGACCATCAATATCAATACCTAAAGATTTCCATGTATGATATTGTTGAATTCCACCAGCAGCATCTAAAGTAACTATATTTGTTAGTCCACTAATAAGAGCTGACACTAAAATATCACACTGAGATTCAAATCTATCGATATTTAATTCACTATGAAATTTATCTGTTATTGGTTGGTTTCGTCTAATCTTATCCTGAATTTTAATAGTTTCATTTTGTCTATATAAAATCTCATCAAATGATTGTAAATAATTATCTAATTTAATCTTATCCATTGATGGTAAACTATTGCGTACTCTATTTATATCTGTTTTAATATAGTCTAGTAGTTTATTTCTAGCATTATATATTTTACCCGCATCGCCCTCTGCTACACTACCAAATAATGTTTGAAAAGCAACATTTGGTTGACAAATCATTGATAGCGGTTTTTTATATCCAATAGCTGATACACTTTGAACAAAAATTGCAGATGATTGTGGAGGTATAGCTAAACCTAATACTGGGATTATACTTTTAACAGATTCAGCTAGTGCATGATCTATAGTTTGACCAGCAACATCTTTTCTCCAATGAAAACATCCTAATCCGCCATATCCTTTTCCATGGTCTCCGCCACCAGAGACTTTATGTGATAGTTTTTGTATTATACACATTTTTTCCTTTAATGGATTAAGTGGCGCTATAGCATCTGGTAATTCTAATTCATTCAAAGATTTATCAATTATATTAGATTCACTAGTAGTTTTTATTTCTTTTGGCTGTATATGACGGGGATATAGTCCATTGGATTCAATAAAAAATATTATACGAGGGGGGAGATTTTTCTCCATTAGCTTGAGATGCTAAGGAATCTAAAAAAGGCTGTAGAATAATAGCTCCTGCACCAAGAGTTAATCCTTTTATATAATTTCTTCTATTTGTTATTGTTGGTAGAATAATACTCATGATTATATTAATTCCTTTATAAGATTACCTTCTGGTAAAAGTGGTATTGGTCGACCAGTAAAATCATGGATAATACTTTTTGGATTAATATTCATATGATAAAATATTGTAGTCCATAAATCTTCTGGTAATATCATTCTATCTTCAACAAAAGCTCCCTTGTCATCAGACTTGCCAATAACCTGACCCATTTTAAAGCCACCACCAGAAACAAGAATTGAATATGCTTTTGACCAATGATCTCTGCCCGGCCAAATTTTTCCACCTTTACCAGATTTATATTCTAATTTTGGAGTGTGTCCAAATTCACCCATTACTACAATCATAACATCCTTATCTAATCCTCTATCATAAACATCTTCTATTAGAGCAGCTATGGCTTCGTCATATAATGGCGCTCTAAATTTCATATCATCAAATAAATGAGTATTAACAGCATGACAATCCCAGTTATAATAAGTATTATCTGTCGGCGGTTTAATAGATACACTAGGATTACTCATAGTAACAATAACACTACCGCATCCAGCTTCGATTAATCGTCTTGCCATTAAAGCTCTTTGTCCCCAGGCGTGTTGACCATACTTTAATCTTATATTTTCTTTTTCTAGAGAAACATCAAACGCAGCTTTCACAGAGGAACTAAATAATAAATTTTGTGCCTGATCATGAAACTTATCCATAGTAGACATCGATTTTGTTAAATCTATTGAGCGATCAACTTTATCTATAGATTTGAGTAAATTCATTCTATTATCTAGTCTTTCAGAAGTTAAACCCATGCTTAGGGATAATGAATTAACTTTAAAATTATGTTTTGATGGATCCCCATCAACTTCAAATGGGGTATACTGTGGTCCTAGATATGCTGCGCCCAAAGCTATGCTATCGGGTTTGGTTGCTCCACTATCTCCTAAAATAATACTATTAGGTATAGATGATGTATTATTTTTTTCTGTAAATCTATTTATCATTGAACAGGTTGACGGGTGGTCATTAATAGTTCCTGTTGGTGTTGCTGGTCTTCTAGCCATCATAACTCTTTTAGAGCCGCCACCATGATCGGTAAAAGAATGACTCATTGAGCGAATAATAGTAAACTTGTCTGCAATCTTGGATTGCTTTGGAAATAGTTCACTTATTTGTATACCATTAATATTAGTATTAATTGGTTTTAATAGACCTCTATATTCGTCTGGCGCTTGCGGTTTAAGATCATACGTTTCTAACTGAGAAACACCACCGGGTAACCATATAAAAATCAAAGACTTTCTAGGTTTGGGTTCTACTGCTTGTAGTTGGATCATATCCGATAATGTCAATCCAGCAAATCCTAAAGAACCAATTTCTAGAAAAGATCTTCTATCAATAGGCCCGCAGCATCTCATTTTAACACTAATTTATTATATACTATTAGTGATACTATTGATCCAGCAATACCCATAAAAATACCAGCAGGAGATACTGAACTATATGACCCTAATAGGTATAGTATGGCTCCACCAGTATACGAACCAATTACGCCTAAAGCAACAGTTTTCACAAAGCCAAAATTTTCTTCACCAGGTACTATGCTCTTGGCTATGGAACCCACAAATAAACCATATACACACCATACTATAATATCAAACATGGGCATTCTCCACTAGGGTTATTACTTCTTCTTGAGTTACATTTTCTCCACTATCTAATATAGCATTTAATAGCTGGAAACTATATTTTTGGTAGTCTTCTGGACTTAGTTCACGACGAAGAACTTTTTTGATTCTCATTTTAGTAAACCATCCCCGACGACTACTATACGACTTAATATTTTCACCATAAAGACCGTACTTCTGTTCTGCTGAACAATCTGAGCTTAATTTATTTTTATTACATTCTTGTAATATTCTTACAAGAGTTAATACTATACTAATAATCATTAATATGGCAATAACACTACCAAACTTTTGATCTTCCGAAATATTAGTTTTATGAAGTATTTTTGTGGCTATATTTTTTAATTCAATATTATTCATCTCTTATAAACTCTCTGTGGGTAATATATTTTTCTAGGAGGAGAAGTTTGATAAGCTTTAGGAATATCACACTGGGTATCATTACATTGTGGAATCTGTTTTATAACCGACTGTGGGTGGGTAATATTTTGAGTTTTTGGTGGTTCACAGTATCCACAATCCACCATTTTTATACCGTCGCCACTAAGATACTTACCAGTACCTTTACAAATAGGACAATTTTTTCTAGCATATTTGTGATCTACTGGACTATTTTGTGCTTTGATTATACCGCCACTCAAAACAACAGAGGATAGTGTGGAGCCGGTATATTGACTACCAAAAATTAATACCGAGGCTAATAGTACAAAAGATAGTGTTTTCATTTTTTCTTACGTCTCCATCTTGGGCGCCACCTTTTATCATCTTCTACAGAAGAATCATCTTCAATAGTTTTTGGAGCAAACATCTTTAGTACAGCTAGTATAAAAGTTAATAGCATAGAGATTAATCTTTGAAGAGCTATTCTGTCTAATAGTTTCATAAAATCTCCTTATAAGTAATCGAATCCGTAATCTGGTAATTTTTGCAGTGGGAAACCGTCGAAGTTACTAATTGCGAATGCTCCATTTTGTTTAATCATTCTTTCTGCGATATCACTATGAATTAAAAATGAACCATTTGGTAATTGACCCCATTCTGGATGCCCACCATCATTCCACTTACCCCAACTATTACATATTAAAAAACTCATATCGTTACCAGTATCATCACAAGCAGCCCAACACATCGCATGCGCCCATGAGCCTTGTGGTTTTGCAAATCCTTTTTTATCTCTAACACTACTAAATCCTTGATCACTACATACTGTTATACCATAACCATTAGCAAGAGCATCTCGTGCTTCTTCTATGGTTCTAATCTGACTAGCGGTTTTCATCTGATAATCATTAGCCAAATCTAAAACCTTATCTGGCAACCCTCTCGATCCCCACTTACCCCCCATGCTCCCATTATATTTACTAAAATCTGCAATTCCAGGATAATTTTTTCTTGCTATAATACCACCAATTTTAGTAACAAATTCTACTGTTCTAGCACAACTAGAACCTTCTCCTCCGTGACCTCTTTGACCATAGATAGCTTCTGTTGCCCCTCTTGCAACCCATCCTTCTTTTTCTTTTTTAATATCGATTTCTACGGCTCTGCTTATATCACACGCGTTCCTTGTACTATGACTAGTACAATCTCCTAAAGTTTGTCTTTCAGTGAATGCTTCTTGATCAAATTTTAAATATGATAAGTATGGCCTGCTTAATAATCCCTTACCACTATTTTTTATTTTTTTAGCACCATCGCTAAAATAAGCATATTTAGCATTTTCCATAAATAAATCATAAACATGGGGTTCATATATACAACCACTAAATCCATTTTTATATTTTTCATATAATTGTTGAGATGTTAATCTAGCCATAATTATGCCTTTATTTTATTGCTTTTTTGTAAATTGTCTTTTGCCCACAGTGGTTGCAGATTTGAATAGTGACATAATTTTTCTAATTCTTCTTTATTTTTTGCTGATGATAATGGTATGATATGATCTATGTGCCAACCATATAATCCATAATTATCCCAACTCATATTTTTATCAAATTTATTAGATATATATTGTTTAAGAAAATCTATTGAACAACCAAGCATATCTAATGTAGATTTAGATTTATTTTTTCCGTGTAGAGCTAAATTAATTCTGCGTCTAATATTTTCTGACATTCTATAACTTATATCTGTTTTAAGTCTTTCTTTTTTTCTTAGCCTGCTTTTTATTTTAATATCTGGTCTTCTGGAGTAATTTAGTGCTTTTTTTTGTAAAATTTCATAATTATGAGATTTATATTTTTGTTTTTTTTTCTGAGCACAAGATTTACATATGTATTCCAACCCATCATGTCTGGTCTTATCCTTATAAAAATTAGTATCTTCTTGAGATAACTTGCACTTATTACAGTTTTTCATTTTATTATTGAGATCCCATATAGCATGCCCAAGCGAGAGCATTAAAACCTTCAACCGCTTTTTCTCTTAGGCTATCATCTAATAATACACTATCGTCACCTATAGCGGCTTTAATGAGATTAGTTCCGGCTTCTGCGAGATTCTCATACTTGCCTTTCATATCCAATTTAAGCATAATTCCGGCCAATCTGTTAGCTTGACGAATTTCTTCTGTATTTTTAATAATACAATCTTCACCATCCAAACTAACTAGAGTAGCAAGATCCAAATATAAAGAGGCTAATCTTTTACCATCAACCTTTCTACTAGATGGTCCACTTTTTAGAGCTTTGGTAACAGATTCACACTCATCCAATAGTTCTTTATTAGATGGCTTAACAACATTTACAGAACCGACAGCATAATCAGTATTATCTAGCGTGGGTAAACTAGGTTTAAATAATCCTACTGCGATTAGACACGCCGCAATTAACAATAGTAATGTTTTCGAGTTCATACTTTTTCCTTTCCACAAACTACCGGACTTAAATATGGAAACATTTGATCGGCCACTTTGACAGCCTCATCGCATCCACTAGCAACAGCCAAATCTCGTGTTTGTTTCCAACTCACAACCAACTTAAAAAAGACATCTTCTTTATCTGTTGTTTCTAGAACAGGAACGCTTGGTTGAAATACTGGTACTGTTGGTGTTTTATTAGATGATAGTACACCTTTTACTTTTTCTACCAGTCCACCTAAAAATTCTTGTACGGGACTAAGTTTTTCTTTAAACAATACCCATAGTACCAAACCAGCACCAGCATATAACGCAAGATCCGTTGGAGTTACTTTGCTAGCAAATTCACCGAAACTTTCTGTGTAATTCATAAACCTGCCTCTTTTTTAATGAAAACGCCCGTATTTCTAAAAATGGTAACAGTAGCATCAATTGTGGCACTCACCATGATCATGAGAATACTTTTGATGTACCTATGTATAATAGGTTCAATTATGCTCGGTACAAAGGGAATGTCAACTACAATAAAAATTTTATCATAGAACCTATTAAGCAACTCCATTGCTAAGTCCTTTTTTTTGGGACTACTAAGATCATTACCAATAGCTTCTATGATTTGTACAATCGTTGCTGTATTTAATTGTAATAGTTTCCATGCTTCATTTAATGCAAATTTTTTAACATAACCAATACTATCTTTAGTATTAACTATTAGTTTTTCTACTTCGTTTTTTATTAGTTCTTGGTTTGACATTTTTAGCTCCTTTTATATTACGCTCATTAACTATTTTTCGTTCTTCTGGACTAGCAGTAGTCCACCAGGCTTTTTTAATTTCTGTGCGCCCCTTAATATATCTAAATAGTACTGCTAATTGTCCCATAATGAGTATGAGTGCTTCTAAACCTTTATTAGTTTCGCTTATAAGATCATCTTTTTGAGAGACGCTCTCTAATAATCCTAGTAAATAAGCGCCACTAAATAAAAAACTTACTAGTGTGAAATAAAATTCTGAAGTCTTCCAACCTGGCTTATATTTCATAATTAATACTCCAGACTATATTTACACCAGAACAGAATCTGATTTTGCTATATTCTGATCCCACCATAATGGCTGCATATTCTTTGATTAATTTTATCACACGTTCTGCATTTAGATAATTTTCCATATTTTCCCATTTTATAATTTGGGAAATCTGCTAAGTCTTTAGGTATTTTACACTGAGTACAAACTTTAAACATTATTAAATATAGTTATATTATAAAGAGAATATTTAATATTACACTAAAAGATCATTATTAATATTTAGTAATATACTTATACACCAATTATGCATATTTAGAATAGATTGCACTTAGATCTATTGGAGTTAAACTATATCCTTGTCCTGGGGATAAACTTTCTATAATATTATTTACTTGATTATATCTATTAGTAATAAAGGGCCCAGATGTTGGAGTTAGCCATGTTGTCAAAACTACTAATTCATTATCTATTATAATAAATAAAGGACTACCACTATCTCCAATTACTATATTATCACTCCACGCAGCAAATTGTTGAGGCTGCGGATTCATAAGCGCATAAGATCCATTAGGATCTATATTTGTGGTACTAGCTGATAAATACCATAATAAATTTGAAAATCCTCCACTACCGGCAGACCATAGATTACAGCTTGTCCATAATTTAAGAATAGCTTTTTCATTCTGATTTAATCCTACAGCATATAAAAATGGAATATTAGTAAAAGTATTAGTATCTGGCGGAGCATATTGATCGTATATAGAATTAATAATATTTACATTTATATAATTTTTGAAATTAGTCGGTAGTACTTTAGCAATTTTAATATTGCTTGGCACCTCACTATCTAGTAGGGCTATAGATATGTCGGTTCCATATATACCACCACTATCACGATCAAGCCCATATTGTATAATATTTCTACGTATAACATTATTATTATCATCTACAAAAACCAAAGGAGTACCACCGGGAATCACGCTTGTTTGAAAATGAGCAGCAAATAATACATGTTTACGGGTGATTAATGTTCCTGCTCTTTGCCACCAATTAGCACCGCTAAGTTGAGCAGGACTAAAGCAACTAATATTTGTAACACCATTTAGCCAACAATTTGGATTTCTGATAAATTTACCCAAACCATTAAAATAAGGATCCTGCGAGGAATATATTAAACTACTAGTGTTAGGATTTTTATTAAGTAATTTATTAGCTGTAAAAGAATTGATATGATTTGGTATAATACTTTTATCAATTTTTAATAAACATTTATTTTTAAATAGTTTATTACGATTAATGCGTATTGTCATAATTATTTGGAATATTTCTTGTTAGTAATATATAAGCTGTTTGATCTATTTCTTCTATTTCATTTTTATTTAACAAATCGTCTAAAATATTTTTTATAATATCATACGAAATATCTTCTGTAGAAATAGCAACATAATATCTATTATTAGAATCTTTTTTTGCGTATTCTATTGTATCAAAAGCGTTTTCCTGACCATTAGATGGCAAACTTAAATACTCATTAAATAGAGACAACATCCTATTATATTCCGATTCATAAGCTCTGAAAAATCTATTCATAATGTAATACCTATATTCCACTTATTGGATAAATAAACTTCTAAAGATATTCTTTCTGATATAGTTAATATTCTACTATGAATAATTAGTTCGCATATTCTTCCTGGTAAAAAAAAGTTTCCGCAACATGTAAAACCGATATCTCCAGAACTATCTCTTAATGCTCCAAGTATGGTACCATCTGATAGATTTGCTATGGTTCTAATACCCCATGTTGAAGAACCAATCATAAAAGATGTTGGTGCATTTCCAGTACTTACTGATTGTCTTCCATTACGTCTCATGCCGCCTCCTCTAAGATCATTTTCTGTACCAGCCGTGGCGTATGTATTTCTTAAAGATATTTCTAGCAAATTGTCTGATGATCCAGCACGGCCACAGGTTATAATTGGCGCAACATGAGGAGCCACGGTATCTGATTGTCTTTGAACAACAAAAGATATTGTTAATAATGTATTAAGAACAAATGGTATAGAATTAAATAAAAAATCATTGATTCCATCAAATAATACTGATGGTAATCTATTAACAGATTGTGGAGAAATATTCAAAATTGGTCTATTATTATTAGTAGATTGAGTCATATGAAATCTTGATGGTCCTTTGTCTAACCAACAACCAATAGGATTATTATTAGAGCTAACAGGATTGGTACCATTGCTATTAATAAATAGAGTCTTCAAATCTGCTGCATCATACCATGCTAAAAGATTAGATATTTGATTGGGTTGACGAGATAATGATTGAATTCCATATGTATTAACTATAACTGATCTTTGTTCCTGCATAGGAAATGGAAGAGTTATACCTTGATCTAATGATTGACTCAATATGCCGTTATTCATAAATCTGCGCCAAGAGCGGTTACTACTCCTGCATTAACAGTATGAACAGTGGCCCTTAGAGTCCAAGAAGATGATGGTAATATTAGATTATTGTAAATAGTAGCCACCCTTGTTTGCTTAACACTCTGAGATCCTGTTGCAGCAGGTATAGCAATCTCATCAAATAAAAAATTACTAGAACCATCATTTAAGAATAATCTAACCATTGTGGCACTAGCCACGGTATTTGTCATTTGCACAACTACTTCAGCTATACGAGTACCAGAAGAGGCTCCCGTGATTACAGTTACGGTATTTGTGGGAGATGTATAAGATGTATCAGCAGAGGATGACAATGCAACACTACCTATTCTTGGTGTAACAGCAAACGCTGGATTAAGAGCCATAAATTTCTCCTTACCTAAAAGATGACCATAAATATAAATTAGAACTATTAATAATATTTGTTGTAGTGTTTACTGTCAAAGTATTTGCATTATCATTATAATTTAAGCTTATACCAGTACCAGCTATTAATAAGTTTGCTACTCTATCATCGACATCTTCTGCCGTTAGACCGGTTACCGCAATAGTAAATACTGTTCCAGATTGTGAAACTCCAATATTAGAACCAGCTATTATATTTGTCACTGGTAACAATCCACTAACAGAGGTATTAAAATCAGTAATTTCACTACTAGAATGATTATGTCCTATTAAACTATAGTTTCCGCTAGGTTGTAATCCGGTTACACTAAGATTATAGATATTATTACTAAAGTTAGAAGTAATATAGCCAGAACCAGTAATACTTGGTAATAGTCCACTAACACTACTATTGAAATTTGTAATTTCACTACTAACGTGTGTATGACCAACTAAACTGTAGTTTCCGCTAGGCTGTAGTCCAGTTGTGCTAATAGTCAAACTATTTAGATTATCATTATAATTGAGATTAATATAATTACCAGCAATTAATAATGATGATATTCTATCGTCAACTTCTTCACTAGTTAAACCAAATGTCCCAGTTACACTCACTGTATAATCACCAGATAATGAGGTTACTCCTATACCACTTCCAGCAGATATATTTTTTACTGGCAATAATCCACTTACACTATTATCAAAATTAGTAATATCGCTAGATGTATGAACATGTCCAACAATACTATAATTTCCGCTAGGTTGTAATCCAGTTGTACTAATAGTAAATGTATTATTAATTAAATTTTCATCAAATACTATTCCGGTACCAGCTACTAATGTGGTTGATACTATATTTTTTACTCCACTAGAGAAATTAGTAATATCACTAATAGTGTGATTATGTCCAACAGCACTATAATTACCACTTGGCTGTAGTCCTGTTACACTAATAGTATAAATGTTGTTAGCAAAGTTTGAGACAGCATAGCCAGAGCCACTAACGCCGGGAAGTAGTCCGCTCACACCGCTACTAAAGTTTGTTATATCGCTGGTTATGTGAGCGTGGCCAACCACACTATAATTCCCGCTCGGCTGTAGTCCTGTTACAGAAATAGTGTAAGTATTATTGGTAAATTTGGAGGTTACTTGATCAATTCCAGTAACAGTTGGTAATAAGCCACTAACACTAGAATTAAAATTTGTTATATCTAAACTAGAGTGAGTGTGGCCAACAACACTATAATTTCCACTAGGTTGTAAGCCAGTAACACCAATAGAATAAATATTATCAGAAAAGTTTGATATTATATAATTGATACCGGTTATATTTGGTAATAAACCACTTACTCCACTATTAAAGTTTATTATATCGGCTATGGTATGAGAATGACCACTTAAACTTATTCCTATTCCATTCACAGTTAAACTATTAAAATTACCAGTTCCACTTGGAATAGTTACTGGCCCAGTAAAAATTGCTCCAGCAAGGGCGGCCTTAGATGCTAAACTATTAGTTACACTAGTTGCAAAATTAGGATCATTACCAAGAGCAGAGGCTAATTCATTTAGTGTATCTAGTGTACTCGGTGCAGAGTTAATGAGATTACTAATTTCTGTTCGTACAAATGCTGTATTAGCAATTTGAGTATTATTGGTTCCACTTGGTGCGGTTGGTGCTGTAGGTATTCCACTTAATGTTGGACTATTATTAAAAACCAAAAATCCAGAACCAGTTTCATCAGTAATGAGGGTGGCTAAATTGGAACTAGATGGAGTTAATAGGAAAGTTCTACTATTAGATGACAAATCTGTGATATCTGCTAGTTGTATTGTTGGATCAGTTAAACTAACAGTATAATTTGTTCCACTATTACTAACTGTTATGCCACTAACTCCTATTAGTGATGTAAAATTTGATGGTGGCAATAGTCCACTTACAGAACTACTAAAGTCGGTAATATCACTACTAAAGTGCGTATGACCAGCTAAACTATAATTGCCACTTGGCTGTAATCCTGTTACACTGATTGTTAAACTATTAGCAATATCATCATAGTTTAAGTTAACATAATTATCAGCTATTAATAATTTACTAACCCTATCATCGACCTCTTCACTAGTTAGTCCAAAAGTTCCTGTTACACTAACTATATAATCTCCAGAAACTGAAGATATTCCTATTCCACTGCCAGCGGTTATATTTTTAATTGGTAACAGTCCACTAACGGAGCTATTAAAGTCAGTAATATTAGAACTTATATGAGTATGACCGACCACGCTATAATTACCACTCGGCTGTAATCCTGTGACTGATATTGTGGTAAAGCCTGTAGTATCATTATAACTTAAATTAATGTAATTTCCCGCATACAGTCCACTCTGCCCAATAATATCCTGAACACTCTCTAAAAAATCAATTATATCACTAGATGTTAAATTAGGATCATTTAATGATATAGTATAAATTCCACTAGTTGATACTATACCTATTCCGCTTCCTGGTAATATATCTTTAACCGGTATTAAATCATTAATATCAGATGGTAATAATGCAACACAACTATTAACTTCTAAAATATTCGTATTATTATAAGTGATAACCTCTATAGACGCTGGTTGATCACCAATACAACTTTCAATAGTTATGGTGTTAATATCAGGATCTAAAATTTTAACATCAAAACAACTCATAATGAACAATCTAGTATAATAGATGATTGGCTAAATCTTTTAACTATGGTTATTGTACCATATAATACTCTTATTGTGAGTTTGCCACCACCACTATATAAATCTTGATCACTTTGTAATTCTAAATCATATTTGGCACTATTGAAATTATAGTTATTAGTAGTTGTGGCCGGGATCAGTAATGTTATGGTTCCTTGAGGTCCATCAATAGTAAATTTATACTCACTAAAATTAGTATTTAAACTACTAAAAGTTTTATACTCATTATTTCCAGTTTTCATAGTTAATCTAGCACAATAATTAGTGAGATCAATAACGTCTCCATTGCTATCTTTATATATTAAAGATAATCTAAAGGATGTTCCTTGTTCAATAGAGAAATCATATAGTTTTGCGCTCATATTAAATTAATCCTAAAATATTTGATCTATTAATACCGCGTGGTAATGGCCAAGTATCTCTTTGAGAATAAGATTCAGTTCCTGTTATTACATACGCCCCATCATTCTTATTATAACTAGCGTGTTTAAATGTGGCATTACCATAGATTGTTGTTCCATAATTACTAGAACTATGATTAAAAACACAATCTCCGGTTATAGTACCACCACCTATAGAATAACCATTAAAAACACAATCTCCGGTTATAATGCCATTATTGTAAGAATAATCATTAAAAACACAATCTCC